CCGTCGCCGGTGTCGTAGTAGCCCGCCACCCACTGCTCGAGCCCGGCGTCGCGGTAGTGCTTCAGCGCCGCCACGGCCTCGGCGTCGCCCTTCCGCTCCCAGTTCAGGATCACGGCGCCGGCCGGCACGCCCTTCGACGCGCCCAGCCACGACCCCGCGACGTGGAAGCCCATGGCGCGCTCGTTGTGCCCGCCCACCATGTCGCTCCAGAGCATCTGCCGCGCGCCAGGCAGCGCCGCCCGCAGCTTCCCCAGCGTCCTGTCGATGTGCCAGGCCAGCAAGGCGCCCGGCGTCGCGTGCCCTGACCCGGCGCAGCTCGCGCAGGTGAATCCGTGGCGGATCTCGTCGTAGCCCGCGAGCACGCCCCAGACCGGGAGGCCGGCGAGCCCTGCCGCAACGTCGTCGACCCACTGGAGCGCCGCCGGGTCGGTGAGGCAGACGCTGTTCTGCGACGTCGCGCCGTTCCAGTAGACCGGCGTCGTCGCGTAGTAGGTCAGGTCGAGCCGCTGCCCCGGACGCAGCGTGGACCCTGGCTGCACCGTGAGCGTCTGCGGGGGATGCCACGGCCGGAACGTGCCGCCCATCCCGCCAGGCTCGCCCGCCACGAGGTAGTCGGCGACTTCGAGGTAGGTGCGGTGCTTCGCCGGGTCGCGGAGCTTCAGCGGGGCGCCTGCGCGGCGCACGATGTTGACCAGCGCCGTCTCCTCCACGGCGAACGAGTCGAACCACACGACGCCCTCGGCCGGTCCCGACATCGCGACCGTGAGCGTCGTGGGGCCGCGCGCGATGAACGCGTAGTCGTACCGGGTCCAGCCCTGCGTCGGCGCTGCCGGCATCACGTTCTTGTCGAACCAGAAGAGCTGCCCGAAGGCATCGCTCACGCGCACGTTGGCCGGTCCGGCGAAGCCCTCGGTCTTGGCCCACCACGACACGTGGTACTGGGCGCCGGCGCGCGTCTCGAGCGTGGTCGACAGCGAGGCTGGCCGGCTGCCCACGTCGAACGCGACCGACTGCGCGCCCAGGTGAGGTGCGTCGAAGCGGATGCGCTCGCCCTTGTCCGACGTGGCCCACGGCTTCAGCGAGGAGAAGTCGCCCGCGAACGAGAGCGGCGCCGCCGCTGGCACGACGCTGCGCCCATCGGCAGACACGACGACGCGCGCGGTGACCGGCTGGGCCTCGGCGAGGTTGGGCTCCGCGGCCAGCGCGTCCGGTGACCACCCGACACCGATCGTCGACAGCACGACGCGCAGGTCGAGCTCGGCGGCGGCATCGAGGAGGCGGCGCAGGCGCGCGCGGAACGGGTCGCTCGTGAGCGCCGACGGGACGCCGAGCAGGATGTCGGCGAGGAAGACGCCCGAGCACCCGGCAGCCTTCGCGCGCTTCAGCAGGGCGATGCGCTCGTCCGTGCGCTGCAACCCGCCCTTGATGTAGACCCAGGCTTCCATCAGATTCTTCCCCCAGCGACGCGTCCCCAGTCGCCGTCCATGCCCGCCGCCACGTTGGCGTAGAACCGCTTCTTCACGTCTGCAGGCTTCGCGTACGTCGCAATCACGGGAGCGATGAAAGGGCGCGGCGGGATGACGAAGACGTTCTTGCCGGCGCCCGTCGGGACCTTCGCCTTCCGGAACTTCCCCTTCGCGTCGCGGATCGGCGGGAGCTTCGGCCCGAACTGCACCTTGATGCCTGCCGCGCGCAGCTTCGCCCACAGGTAGCGGCGCATCCGGTCGGTGACTGGCACCGTGGCGCCGAACTCCTGGATCTCGCCGATGTTGGCGAGGCTCTTGCCGTCCTTCGACTTGCTCTTCCGCAGCACCCCGACGAAGGCCTTCGCCTCGGCGCCAGGCACGCGCAGCACCGTGATGCTCCCTCGCAGCGCGCCTGTCCGGATGAGCGCCTTGGAGCCGCCGAAGCCTTCCGCCTTGCGCAGCGCCAGCGTCATCGGCGACAGCGGCTTGAACGCCGAGCCGCCCGGGGCCTGCGACGCGATGCCCTTCACGATGTGCCCGCGGATGTAGTGGGCCTCTTTCAGGACGGCCTGCTCGAGCGCGCGCTTGAACTTCGCCTGCATCGTGTTGGCGATGCGCGCGGCGTCGGCCCAGTCGCCGTAGCGCTCCATGCCCACCGCTACCCTCGCAGGATGCCGTGGTCGTCCGGCTCGAAGTACATGACGAAGAGGTTCCTGCCACCGCCGAGCCCCTCGCCGGCGGGCGAGCACTCGACACACTTCAGGCCCGGGATGTCGCGGACGTCCTGCGTCTGCTTCGTGAGCGCGTGCTCGGCGGCGCCGCAGTTCTCGTACATGCCGGTGAGCTTGTCGTTCACCTTCAGCACGACCTCGCCGTTCGTGTCGTCGATGAGGCCGCGCTGCTCCAGGTCGCGGGCGAGCAGGACGATGCTGAGTCGCGTGTCCGGGATGTTGCCGCTGGGCCCCTGGCGTTGCCGCTGCCACGAGCCGCGCTTGATCTGGGCGCGCAGGATGAGCGGCTCCATGTAGACCGTGGTCAGCGCTCGTGAGGCTGTCGCCTTTCCGGGGTTCGTCGCGACGGGGCGCGGCTCGCGGAACGTCGGGTGGAAGCCGCCGCGGTCAGGGTCGGCAGCCTCGGTCGCGACCGTGTCGAGCCTCGACAGCGTGACCCACAGCGGGAAGAGGAGGCGTCCTCGCAGCATCAGGGGCTCGCGATCCCGATGGGCCGCACGTACGCGGCGAGCAGCGTGTCGATCTCGAGGTCCGTCGTGAAGCCGCCTTCGCCGAGGCCCTTGTCGCTGAACGTGATGCTCTGGTCCATCGTGCGCATCGAGGTCACCCGGTTGGCGAAGCGCGCGTCGAGCACGTCCTCCGAGCAGGCGAGCTTCGGCATGTTCCGGATGACGAGGAGCTTCAGCGCGCGTCGGATCCCGGCCGGCGTCTGGCCCATCGGTGAGCCATCGGGGTCCGTGTAGCCGAAGAGGCCCGAGACCGTGACGTTCTGCGGCGAGCGCACGAAGCGCCCGGGGCCGCCCAGCACCTCGTAGTCGTACGCGTAGGCGCCCGTGTCGAAGCCGTAGAAGGCCGTGAGCTCGGGGACCTGCAGGCGCGGCACGACGCGGTCATCCGGGTCGAGCAGGCCCGCGATGTGCCGGTTGTAGATGAGCAGCGCCCGGTCGGCCGGGTCGATGTCGAGCAGGGTGTCGCGGATGGACACGAGGTCGAGCGCGATGATCGGCTGCCCGAGAATCAGCGTGGCAGTGCTCGTCCCGTCGACCTTCACCGTGAGGTAGCGCGGCTCGAAGAAGCGACCGGTGACCTTCTCGATGAAGGCGCTCTGCTCCAGGATGAGCTTGAGCAGGCGCACGTCACTGATCGTGGTCGGCGAGAAGCCTTCGGCGCGGAAGTCCGAGACGAGCCCGTAGCCGCCGCCGAGCCCGCGCGGGATGCCGGCGAGCACGTCGAAGCGCTGCGCGTACGAGAACGGGACGCCGTTGACCTCCCAGGCCCAGCGGATCTCGTGCGCGCCCAGCGACTCGTCGTCATCGAGCGCGAAGACGGCGGCGAAGTGCGGGCCTGTGCCGATGCGCTCCGTCGTGAGGTTGACGGTGTGCTCGGCGACCGACTCGACGGGGACGATCTCCTTCGCTTCCGTGGAGATATCCACGACCGTGAAGGTGAGCGTCCCCGCGTCGGGGTCGTCGAGCAACTTGCCGTTGCCGGTCCAGATGTCGAGGAGGGGGACCGCCGCAGTCGAGGTCGCCCCCTGAGCTACAGCGGTCATCGGGGACTCCAGTCAGGCCAGAGGGCCGACTTCTCAGGAAGCCATGATCTTCGGCGTGTACTCGAGCCAGTGCGAGTGCAGCAGGAAGTCGTCGGTGCCGAGCGTGCCGGCTTTCGGCTTGATCGTGAAGGTGATCGACGACGGGGCCGCGTGGATGTCGGCCAGCGCGAGCGTCAGGATGACCTCGGTGACCGTCTTGGACGTCGCGTCGCCGACGATGGCGCTCGTGTCGCCGCCGAAGTCGGTGTCCGCATCGTGGAGTGCGGCGACGGTCTGCTCGAAGGCGCCGACGGTGAGCTTCGTCGCGTCGGCGAGGGTGGCGCCGATCTTCGAGACGAGCGCGTGGTAGGTCACCACGGCAGCGTCATCGAGGTCCTGCGGCATCGCGGCCGTGATGGCGATCGCGCCCGGGGTCCCGTGGTTGTTCCAGCGGACGACGACGGCCTTGCTGTTGGTGAACTGCGTGCCGGGGGTCGTGCTCGCACCGTCCGCGAAGACGGCGAGCGCAGCGCCCGTGGCGATGTCGATGCCAGTGACCGGGGCCGGGAGCGGCCACGTGGTCTGGATCGACCGCATGCTCTGGTAGATTTCGGCGATCGCCGCTTCGACGGTCGCTGCCAGCGTGAAGCCGCCGGTGTCCAGGAGGCCGATGAGCCCGGCGCCCGCCGTGGTCGCCAGCGTGGCGAGGTCGATGCCGCTGAGCACGACCCAGCGCCCCGTGCCCGCGTCGGGGACGAGCACCGTGGCGCTCGCGCCGGCGGAACTGGACGCGTCGAAGCGCCAGACGTTCGCGCTGTCCGCCTTGAGGCAGAGCATGTCGTCAGAGCGGTCCTTCACCGCGATGGCCTTCATCGCCGTCGACGTGGCCACAGCCGGGTGGATGGCGATGAACTGGTCGCGCAGCACCTCGCGCAATGCGGGTGTGCCACTGCCAGGCGCCAGGAACGCGCCGCCCTCTCCCAGCTCGTCCGGGACTCCCAATCTCGTGATCGTGTCAGTCACTGTCTCGTCCCTTTCAGTGGAAGAGCGCGGCCGTCTGCGGGTCCATCGCCTCGTCCAGCGTGTAGAGCACCCGATCGCTCGGGACGTAGACACGCCCTTCGAGCTCGCATGCGAGAGCCTTCCGGAGCGCGGACAAGGTCTTGTCCAGGCTCCACTTCTTGTCCCCGCGCAGCGTGCGATACCACCGGACGAGGATCTCCCCGCGGCGGCGCGCTTCCGCTTGCGTCGGGTGGCGCATCGGGTGCGACTCGAACGAGTCCGTCACCAGGCTCGTGAAGACGGCCGTGACGATGCGCACGTCACCCGTGTTCGCTGCGTCGAAGAACGCCGTGCCCATCAGTTGGGCGACTTCCTGCCAGCGCGCACCGAGCGGGCGGCGGCCTTGGGAGCGGGAGCCTGCGCCTGCGACGCGGCGCTCGCGGCCTCGTCTTCGGCCGCCGCCCTGCTCTTGGCGACCTCGCGCGCGGCGGCGTTCGTGGCGATCGCCTCGAGCTCAGCGTGGATGAGCCCGGCGCCTGCGTTCCCGAGCACGGCCATCCGCTGCTCGTTCGCGGCGATCTCGACCGCCTCGTGCTGCGTGACGATCTCGAACGCCTTGGGGCCCTTGCCGCCGCGCGCCGTCGTCTCCGCGTTCTCGTGGATGGTCTCGAGGTACCGCGCCGTCTCCGGGGTGACCGGGACGAAGCCGAGCGCGACGTTGAAGTGCTTCCGCCCCGGAGACTTGGGCAGCGTGGTGTTCTTGAGCTTCTGATCCGGGCGCAGTCTGGCGAACGTGGCTTCGGGCATGGTGCAAGTCCTCAAAGTGGAAGGGGCCAGTGGCCCACGCGAGGTGAGCCACTGAGCCGCTGGTGGTCAGGTCAGGACGCGAGAACGACGGCGAACGCGAACGTCACGCCGCTGAGGTCCGTGCTGTTGGCGACCTCGATCTGCGGCCCGTCCGCCGAGTCGGAGTTCGAGTAGTAGACGAGCACCTTGTCGTCGGTGCTGTTGTAGCCGAGCTGGTAGCCCTTCAGGTCCTTCGGGATGAAGCCGACGATGTCGGTCTTCAGGATGGGCCCGAGGTGGCTGCCGGCGGTGATCGCGGCGGCCTTGAGCGCGGCGATGAACCCTGCCGTCCCACCGGCCTGATAGGAGCTGTCCCCCACCATGGTGATGGGCAGGATCATGGAGGGAGTCGAGGGCTTGCCGCCGACTCGGGTGCTCGTGAGCGTGAAGGTTCCGATGGCCATCTCTGGTGTCTCCGTGGGGAGGAGGTGGCAGGCGACGTCAGCCGCCTACCACGCTCGCAGTCCGAATCCGCTGTTGCCGCTCAGTCCCCGATCAGGAGACGAGGACGCCCGTCGCCTTGACGAGCAGAGGCTCGTGCTTCAACTGCATGTCCATGCGGAGCGTCACGTAGAAGGCGATCTCGCCGCTCTCCGGCATCTCCTTCGTCTTGATCGTGACCTGTCGCTGATACCCGACCACGATGTCCTTCGGGTTGCAGTAGACGACGACGGTCTCGTCGTTCCCCGAGCCGAGCTCGTCGGAGATCAGGGGCACCGGCATGACGGGCACGCCGTTGTATCGAGCGTAGGTGTCGCCATCGAACCCGCGCACGAGAGCGGCATCGCCCTCGCCGGTCTGCCGGTTCGACTGCGAGTCGCGGTACCAGATCGCGCCCTTGTGGGACGTGAAGTAGCGCATCGCGCTGCCAGGCTGGCGCAGGGCCTTGGGCACCGTGAGGTCGACGTCGCGCAGCGTGCTCTTGCCGAGGTAGACGCCGCCGGCCGGGACGATGTTGCTCGAGATGCTCTCGATGACGCCGTCGAAGGTCGCCAGGAGGTCATCCGTGCTCGTCGTGTCGCCGTTGAGGACGAGGTCCTCGAGATCCTTCGCGATCTCCTCGCCGATCATCTCGCGGATCGTGTTCGCGAACGCCTGTCGCTCGATGTTGTCCTCGAAGACCTCGTCCGGGATCCGGACCTCGCCGCGGAGGAGCTTCGCCGTCAGGGTCACGGGCGCGAGCAGATTCGGCTTCGCGCGCTGTGCCGTGTTGAGCGCCTGACCCGAAGTGCCACGGCGCAGGATGCGGGCCCCGGTCATGCCGTTGGCGCGCGGGGCCTCCTGCGTCGGGTTGTTCATCTTCACGACGGTGACCATCGGAAGGAACACCGAGCGGAGGATCGGGACCTTGTAGAAGCTGTCCGCCTGCTCGGCGACGAGCAAGCCGGATCCGCCTCCGCTGAGGTCCGAGACGGCCATGTCGGCCTTCTTGATCGCGGTGAGGTTATCCATTCTCGAATCCTTCCTGGTGGGCGTGAGCCCTCTTCAGCGAGCCGTGCGGGTCGCGCGCTCTTCGGCCGTCCAGTGCGCCGCCATGTCCGTGCGCGCGTGCGTCACGGGCGGCGCCGCCTTCGTCGTGGGGGCGACATCGGGGTCGATGCCGCTCGTGTTCGATGCGGGCGCCGAGCGCTCCGCCTTGGCCACGCGCGCCGTCAGCGCGTCCTTCTCGGCCGCCAGCGTGGTGACCTTGGCCGTGAGATCGGCGAGCGCCTTCGCGACGGTCTCGTCGACCGCGGGCGCAGCGGGCGTCTCGGTGGCCGACTTCTGGACCGGGGGCGTCTGTGCCACCTGCGCCGCAGGGTCGGACGCCGCCATCGGCAGGCCCTTCTCCTCGGTGACCGGCGGAGCCGCCGCGGGCTCGGCGCCGAAGTCGGCGACCGCCTTGGTCAGCATCCCGGCCGCGTCACCCACGGCCTTGCAGAAGCTCTGCGCCTTTTCGTCCATCGGCATGGCTTTCTCCGTGCCGGCCATCTTCTTGAGCGCGGCGGTGAGGTTGTCCCCGGCGCGCTTGGCGACGCCGTCCATCGTCATCGGTGCGGCAGCCGCGGGCGGCGCAGAGGCCTGCACGGCAGCGGCGACAGCCGGCATCGCGGGGGCAGCGCTCTGGCCCAGCGTGACGATCATGTCGGCGATCGCTGCGACCTCGGCCAGCGTCTCGGGCGGCACCGGGTTGTCCCGCTCGAGCGAGATGCTGACCTCGTCCAGGCGCTTGATCGCGATGCGCACGAGCAGCGTCCGCTTCTTCTGCTCGCTGAGCCACGGCGCCGCGGTGGCCGAGACCTGCGCCATCGCCTCGAGCGTGGCCGGCAGCGACAGCCGGTAGGCGTGGTCCCGGATCGGGAAGTGCCTGTTGGTGAGCGGCATCGTGCGCCACTCGTTGTCGTGCTCGGCGCTCGGCTCGACGTAGAGGAACGAGCAGTCGGGGAGCGAGTCGATGTACTCCTGCGACCATGCGGCATCGGCCTTCGCGACCGTGCCGTCTGCCGCGGTGGGCTGCGCGGTGCTGCCACCGAAGCCCTTGCCGACGAACGGCTCGACCATGCCCGCGAGCGAGATCGCCACGTCGGTGACCGCGGTGAGCGGCTCGACCGGCATCTCGGCGTCGGGAGCCTCGGTGGCGCCCTGCACCATCGCGATGAGCTGCCCGATGCGCTCCTGTGCCGCACCGAGGCCTGCCAGCATCCCGGCCTTCGCCTCCGCCGGCATCGCAAGCGCCATCTCTGCAGCGGGCATGCTCGCAGGCGGCTGGCTCACGGGGCCCGGCTCTGCTGCGGCGGCGAGCGCAGCATCCGTCTGTGCCGCCGCATCCTTCTGAGTCTTCTCGGGCATCCCGTCCTCGCTCTTCACCACGACGAAAGGCGCACCGATCGCCGGACGGTCCACGAGGCTCAGGGCCTTCGTGTCCATGTCCGTCAGCGACGCTTTCGCCTTACGCTGCACTGTGCCAGCTTGTGCCACACGCGCACGATGCGCGACCGGGTGGCACAGCGTCAACAGATAGCCAGCGCGATTTCCTACGTGGCAGCGGGAGCGATGGGGGTGCGGCGTGCGAGTCCGCCGATGGACCAGCCGGTCTTGCGGCCTGCCTTCACGTCGGCCCAGAGAGCGTCGTCGACGACGATCGCGGCGACCATCCAGGTGCCGGCGGGCATCGTGCGGTCGCCGTATGCCTCACCGGCGTCCTTGACGATGTAGTTCTCGACGAGATCGAGCTGGTGATTGGCCAGCCCGGCTTCGAGGAATCCCATCGGCGCTTCCGGATCCTCGGAGTGCTGGACGGAGAAGTTCTGGTACTCGCGCATCCACTTGAACGCCGTCTCGCGCACGGCCTCGCGCGTGTACGTGTCCCCCTGCAGGTCGACCACGTCAGGGATGAGCGCGGGTCCGAGGACGTAGCGCTCCTCGCGCGGAGCTCCGCTGGCATCCTTGCCGATGGCGCAGAAGTCGAGCGCCTTGGCGACGGGCGCATCCGGCGCCGGCGCGGGGTCCGCTGCCTTCTCGGCCACCTCTCCGCCCGGGTCTGCGTCCGCCTTGCTGGCCGTGCCATTGTCTCGCGCGTCCATCTGCGTGCCGAGCTTCTCCGCCCACGCGCGCCCGGGGTCGCCGCCCCACAGCATCCACGCGACGTACCCGGGCGTCTTCTCGGTGGCCCAGTCCGCCTTCTCGTCGACGGCGTGGCGAGCGAACCAAGCAGCCATCTTGCGCGCCTTGTCGGGCGAGACATTCTCGCCTGCCGCCATGCGCGTGGCCCACGACACCGTCTCCGACTGCAGGCCGTCGCCGCTGAAGCCCTCCTCGTGCAGCGCCAGCCCGCGCCTCAGCGCCTCGCGCACGCCATCAGGGGGCGCGAAGTCGATGCCGTCGTACTTGTCGGCGCCGGCTTTCTGCGTGGCATCCATCGCCGCCAGGGCAACGCGCAGCCGCTCGAGCATGGTCTCGACGTCCTCGCCGGTCGCCGCCGCACGAGCTGCTTCGATGACGGCCTCGGGCGTCCCCTCCACCTCGCGCTGCATCTCGGCCGGGTGCATGCCGAGCAGGGCCTGCAGGGCGCCGACCGGCGTCGCGAAGACGCTGCCCATGAACCGGGCCGGGATGTGCTCCAGGTAGCAGGCGCGCGCGGCCTCCTCGCTGTCGTAGCCGAGGAAGACCTTGTACTCGTCGAGGCGACCGTCCTCGCGGGTCTGTGCCACCCAGTAGGCGAGTGGCGCGGCGTCGTTGGGCCCGACGAAGACGTCGAGCTCTTCGTCATCGCCCCCCAGCGTGGCCGGGATGTAGCCGTAGTCGGTCTTGTACTCGCGCTCCCACGGGGTCCCATCCTTCGCGGTCCCGGTCTGCACGAAGCCTCGGGGCCGGTCGATGACGAGCGGGATGCCCTGGAAGGTACGGCGCGGCATGTCCTCGGGCGCGAGCTCGCCGTCGTCCTTCTGCGTCTCGAGCGGCTCCGCGGCAGCTTCGGCAGCTGGAGGCGTCTCGGCCGCAGGGGCCGGGCGAGCGGGTCGCAGGTCGTTGTCGGCGACGTACTCGGGGAGGTGCGGCGCGCCGGTCGCCACGAGGCGCAGGAAGGCGTTGGTGCGCGCCATGCCCCACTGGCCGGCGCTCTTGACCATCGGGCGCCCAGAGGCCGCGCAGGCAGCCGTGCCACGCTGGTAGACGGCCTTCGCCAGCGAGAGCGTGACGCGCTTGCCCGGCTCCCCGTGGGCGGCGTTGTGGGCCGCGACCTTCTTGCGGAGCGCGGTCTCGGCGGCGGCAGCGAGCTTCGGCGCCCGCGTCTTCGCCCCCTTGTAGCTCTTCACCCACGAGGAGGCGCGCTTGGCCACCATCGTGTCACCGCGCCAGGCCTTCGCGACGAGCGGCGGATCGAGGCCCAGCGCCTCGTGCATGTCGGCGTGTGCCAGGTAGCCGAGCGCCCAGTTGGGGACGGCGGCGCCGGCCTTGTGCGTGGTGGCCTGCGCCTTCTCGAGCATGCCGCAGGCCTTCGCGAGCAGCGCCCTCTTGGCCACGGGGGTGAGCCACGGCCCGGCCTTCGGGATCTGGTCGATCGCGCTGCGCAGGTGCGGCAGGTCGAGGGCGCCGTCGAGGTCGACGATGGGGAGGTGGCGGAGGCTGCGAGGCGACGTCCTGCCGGTCTCATCCAGCACGCCGCCGGGCTCGATGAGCATGAACGAGGCGTCGGGCAGGCGGTTCTGCAGCGACGGGCTCCAGATGGCCTTGCCGAGGATGGAGAAGAACGGGGAGGCCGCAGGCTGTGCCATGGTGGGCCATACGGTACCACGGCGGCGGCTGGCGCTGACCGGATGCCCGGGGAGCTACGTGGCTGGCACAGCGGGTTCTGGCGTCCTGTCGGGCTCGAACCCAGGATCGCATCCTCGCGCCCGCAGGATGGCCAGCAGGCGCCACGCATCAGCGATGTCTGTCGGGTCGTCGCTGGTGTAGCGGTTGCCGTACCGCCGAAAGAGCGAGGCGGTGTGCGCGATCTCGCGAGCGGCGGCTTCGTCGCCGCGCTCCTTGGCGGCGTCCAGCGCGTCGCCGAGACCGATGGCGTCCGCGGCCTGACGGTTCCAGATCGAGACCGTGGCCCAGTGGGTGATGCAGGCGGCGCCCAGGTCGGCGCAACGTGGGCAGCCTTCGACGGTGTCCTCCACGATGGTCTGACCGTGCCGCTCGAGCCAGGCGGTGAAATCGGCGTGGTCCTGCGGGGAGAGCGGCTCCTCGCGACGAACCCCGCGCGACGCTCGCCACGCGGTGATGCCGCGATGGATCCAGCAGATGAAGCCGACCATCTTGCCGCCCGGCCACCGCACCACGTCGTGGGCGAGCATCGCGTCAGGGTCGCGCCCGTGCGCCGTGGCGTAGGCGAGGTATCTGGGGTTCCACTCCTTGACCGGCTCGCTCACTTCCGGCCCTTTGTCGCTTCAACCGCCCGCTTCTCTGTCTCCGCCGCCTCCATCGCGAAGGTGCGCGCGGCGGCGTCTCTCTCGCGTCGGGCCGCGATCCACGCGTCGAGCGCGCTTGCGATCTCCGCCTTGGTCATGTTTTTGCCGCCGCAGCCGGGGAGACGCATCCAGGCGCGCCGCACCACTTCGTCCGCCGCGCGGAGGGCCTCTGTCGGCTCGAGGAAGTCCTGCCACGTTAGGTCCCACACCTTGCCGTCCTCGCGAAGCCACCGGACCATCTCGCCCGTGCCAGCGGCGTAGCGCTCCCCGGGCGGGCACGGGACGGGCTCCGGTTCCATCCCGAGGGTTGCGATGACCGCCACGCGGTAAGCCGCCTGCGCTCTGTCAAGTGCCGCTTCTGAGACTTGCTTCTCCATGGTGCCTCCACGCCCGCAAGCCGCCACCGGCGGAACCGGGGCGGCTGGTGCGGGAGCCTTTCGGCCTAGTAGTGGCAGCGCGCAGATCGGTCGTTCCAGTCGCCGGACGAGACGTATCCGGGGCGGAGTACCCATGAGCCGTAGCCCGTGCGGTAGCCGGGTAGCTCGCTCGTGATGGTCGCCTGAAAAGCGTCGAGCGCGGCCTCGTCCGGCAACTCGACCTGGAACGCTGCGCCGCGCCCGGTGACCTCGCCCTTGATGCCGGCCTTCGCCATTGCCTTCACGACGCTGGACTTCGTGAGCTTGACCGTCGTGTCGTTCGTGGCGGGGGTCATCGTCGTCATCGTCGCATCCTCTTCCTGTCTCGGGCACCGCGCCGTCGACCCCTGATACTTAGCTCGCATGGCATGCCGTGTCAACATGCAATCGTCAAGGCTGCGGCGCGAGCGCCTTCCACGCGACCGACGACGCCACCTGCGGGACCAGCGCCGCTTGGATCGACGCGCGCAGAGCCTGCCGCCGCGAGTGGCGCCGCGTCGCCAGCTTCACCGCGACCGTGGCCATCGCGGTGACCACGTACTCGTCCTGGCCCACGGCGGTCAGCGCGGCAGCCTTCGCGGTCACGGTCCAGCCGTCGCCACGCAGCGACGTGATCCCGGCGGCGTCGAGCTCGGCAGCCACGGCGTCGCGCAGGCGGCGCTCCTCCGCGCGGCACACGGTCTGCCCAGCGGCACGGCTGCGCATCATGGCCAGGAGGTCGACGACGGGCAGCGTGTGCGAGGAGGGGCCCCAGGAGTCATCGGCGATGGCGAGGTCGTTCATGGGTGCCAGTCTGGATCCGTTTGCATGTCGCGTCAACATGCCATTACGAGATCAGTCGTCCCAATCGAGTTGCATGGGCCACGTGGCAGGGTGGGAGTCGCGCAGCGTCGCCGCGTCGGGCCATGGCGGCGTCGGTGTCCCGGGCGGCGCGGGAGGCTCAGGCGCGGCCGTGGCGTGGAGTCGGGCGACGGTGAGCACGAGCAGGACGAAGAGGGCAGTCTCGATCACGCTGCCTCGCGCAGGGCAGCCTCCGCCCATGCGACTCGGCGCTTCTTCGAGCAGGACACGCACCGCGTTCGGCCGCGTACTGCCTTCTTCGGGCAGGAGATGCAGCGCTTCGCCTTCTTCCGCTCCTCGCGCCTGGCCTTGTCCTTCACGACCTGCACGGCCCGGCAGCCATCGCAGCGAGCCACCTCGAAGACCTCGACGAGCCCGCACTCGATGCACGTGCCGGCAGCTCGGCGGGCAGCGCGCGTGGCGTTGGTGCCTTGCGACGGGTACGCCTGCCGGATGTCGTGGCAGGGCTGGCAGCGATTCCGGATGGTGGCCGGCGCTTCTCCGCAGGTGATGCAGAGCCCGGCGGCCTTGCGCTCGGCGGTCCTGCGCACGTCCCTCGCGGCCATGTACTTCGCGCAGGTCTCACAGGTCTTGAGGCCGAAGCGAGGCTGGCGCGGGCAGCGGAGGCACCTGCGGGAAGGCGAGGCGGTCACCGGTGGCGCTCCGGAGGCAGGCCGGCGATGCCGCCCATTGCGCCCATTGAGAGCGCCATGGCGACGAGGGCAGTCGTGGTGCGCGAGCGGCGCTTCGCTCCCGGGGGAGCCTTGTTCTCCGCGGGGCGCTCGACGTGGCGGCAGCGGTCGCAGACGCTCTCCCACGGGGTACGCCGGCGCAGGACGTGGCCCTCTGCCTCGCAGGTAGCGGCGAGGCGCTCCCGGGTCTCCTTCGCGGCAGCCTGCATCGCGGCGACCTCGGCGTCGGTCCACGGCAGGCGCTTCGGCTTGTGGGCGCCCGTGGGCTTCGGCGGGGGAGGCGCGTGCTTCACCTTGCCGGCAGCGCGCTCTCGGCGGGTCAAGTTGCGGCTCACGGCTTCCACCTATCGACGCAGGTCTCGCAGAACTCGCCCTCTCGGAGGCCCGGCACGTCAGCGCCGCAGCCGATGCAGAGGAGGCGGCACGACCCATCCTCGCAGCCGTGTCCGCAGCACTCGTTGCAGGCGAAGGCTTCTTCCTCCATCGCCTCGTACCTGCCGATGCACGCCGCCGGCTGCCCGCAGTGGGCGCACTTCGCGATGACCGGGCGCGCGTACGGGGTCAGGACGCCGTCGAAGTTCAGGTAGAAGCTCGGCGTTTCGGCCGGCTCACAGGCTGACCGGTCACGCAGCAGAAGCTCGCGCTCGAAGGCGACGTCGATCATGAGGCAACCTTCCTTGCGACCGCGATCGCGGTGGAGGCCCGGACCCAGTCGCCGTGGTTCACGAACTCGAGTTGCCCCGACACGAGCATCCTGAACTGCTGTCGGGAGAGACCCACCGCGCGCGCCGTGGTCGTCCAGTCCAGATCGCCCATGGCCTGACGCACGGACTCGCGACGATCGACGTTCGGCCAGAGGATCCCGCCGCTGTCGCGCCCGGTCTGGATAGCCGCACGCACAGCAAAGTGAGAACGAGAGTCCTTCTTCTTCACGAGGCCTCTCCGCGCGGCACAAGACCCTTGCTGCGCACGAACTCCCGCCACGGCGTGAAGTCGCCCGTCTCGCGAGACCAGAAGCCCCACGACTGCACGACCGGGCCCGTGGCGAAGAGGGTCCAGCAGTCGGCCTCGAGCAGGTCGACGCGGTGGAACGTGTCTGGGCAGATCACGTTGACGTCCCCCGGCCGGCAGATGCGCGCCACGACGGCGCCCCCGACGCGGCGCTCCTCGCGGTATCCGCCCGCCAGGATGAGAGGCTCACGCCGTGCCAGGGGTGGTTGTGGAGCTCCGCGTCCTCATCGCCGCGGTGGAAGTGGTTCAGGTAGATGCGGCCTCGCTCCTTGCCGATGTCGACCACGCGGTAGCGCGACATGTAGGGCAAGCCGTCGCGGCCGTAGATGGTGAACGTAGGCGGCCGGCTGGCGATCCGATCGAGCAGGGAAGAGAGCTTCAAGAGACACCTCGGACGTTGCGCCACACGAGGACGCGGTTCTGCGGCGACGCGATCCCCGGGTCGACGAACTCGACATCGGGCGGCGTCGCCAGGGGCTGGGGCACGCAGCACGGCATCGCGACAACCGCGACCTCGCGCGCGCGGACAGATCGCACGGCGTCCTCGAGCTTCGCGTGCGAGTGGACGGCCACGATGATGGCGCGGTCGCACTCGATGGGCTCGACGAACTGCACGTGCAGTGGGATGGCTCGGAGCCGCTCGACGCGAGAGCAGACGCGGCGGATGTTGTCGTCGCGCAGGGCAGGGTCGATCGAGATGCAGGACCACGCCGACCGGAGCGCGAACGTGGCCCCGGTCCGAGGCGTCACGCCGTCGCCGACCGCGAGCAGGGTGATGCTCCGGTCCGAGAGCGAGAAGCCGGGCAGGTGGGAGCGGACCGCGTGGTAGGCGGCGAACGACTCAGTCACCTCTTTGGCGTTGGGGAAGAGGCCCATCGCGAGGAGATCGGGAGCGCAGCGGAGCCGGGTGAGCTCGTGCAGGTAGCAGAGGTTCTCGAGCGCGCGGGTCAAGGCGTCACCTCACGCAGGCGGACGCACCCGACCGACACGAAGCTCTGCGGTAGGTCCACGAAGACGATCACGCTGTGGCTCTCTCCGGCGACACGAGCTTCCGCCGTGGTGGTTGCCTCGATCTCCGCGGCGTCCTCGTGAAGGCGGACCCAGACGGGGGTACCCGCGGGGTGCGGCCACGCCGCGTGCGCGACGGTGGAGCAGGTCGGCGAGTGCTTCGTCTTCGGGCCCCCGCAGTCCGAGCACGGGTCGAGCGGGACCCAGAAGGAGTCGCGGCGCTTGCCGGTGTAGCCGCACTCCGAGCAGCCGCTACCGACGTCGCAGGACACGTTCTCTCGGTCGTCTGAGCATCCGGAGCAAGCGGCCGTCCACCTGACGACGTACCCATCGGCGCCGTCCATCTGGACGACGCGGAAGCGATCGCCAGCGACGGTGGCCATGCGGTAGGCGCTCACGAGGCGCCGCCTTCCCCCGCACACGTGCAGCGGTCAGGCGGAGCAGCGCCGTGGCGGCCTCCACATGCCGAGCAAAAACCGCCGGAGAGAAGGGTCGGCGCAGACCAGACGAACGTCGTCGATGCTGGGCAGGGCGGCGGAGCGGGCCTGGCAGGCGGGGGCTCGTCCTCGACGACGCGGGCCGCGGCGACGAAGAGGGTCGCCAGCGCCTGGATGGCGATGAGGCGGCGGGCAGGTATCACGTCGGCATGCTGGGCCGGCGAGGGGGACCGTCAACCAGCCGGCGCCTCGTCCTCGTCATCGAAGAACGCGTCGAGCCCGCCGAGGTCGAAGAGCATCTGGTCCATCGCGTTCCACTGGGTCCGGTCGAGCATCTCGACCGTGTCCAGTACGTGCGCCACCTGAGACGCTTCGCCGCGGTGCTGGGTGGGTGCGTGCGCTACGTCGCCGCCGATGCCGGACGAAACGAGAGCGCGACTTCCGCTGTCATTTCCGTCGCTTGCGGTTTTGCGGCATCGGCTTCCCAAGCTGAGGGTCGCCGGTTCGAGCCCGGTGTCCCGCTCAAAATCGGCATGATCCCTCGCTGTGCCGGACGTCTCGGACGTTTCAGACGAAACCCGAGACGAAACCGGCCGGCGGGGGATCGCGGCTACGGGGATGTGGCGCGCGCGCTTGGCGTGCTTCGTGTATCGCTTGCGCGTCCTCGCGTCGGCCTGATCGGCGAGGTCCATCGCCTGCCGCTCCGGCACGTCGGCGTCGTCGAGCGCCGTGGCGAACGCGCGTCGGAAGCTGTGGAAGTCCACCGGCAGGGTCGTGTCGGACTCCTCGAACAGCTCGAGCCGATCGAGGCCGGCGATCTTGAGCGCCTGCCGCAGCCGGTCGGCGAAGCTCACGCCACGGCGCCGCCTCGCTTCACCCTTCCGCTTCCCGCGCCTCACCGGGAAGATGGGGCCCGATGTCGGGCGCCCCTTGTCCAGCCACCACCGGCGAAGCTCGACCTGTAGCAGGTCCGGGATGTCGAGCTTCTGCGGCTGCCCGCTCTTGGTCCGGGGCACGGTGCAGTACGCGAAGAGCTTCGTGTCCACCATGTCCCACGTCCACGCCGTGACGTCGCGGGTCCGCATGCCGCCCTCGCAGCGCGCCGAGACGCCCATGACGCGGAGCTCCAGGTCGACGTCGGGGCAGTCGATGAACTGGATGAACTCCTCGTCGGTGAGGACCGCCCGGATCTTCTTGACCTCGCGCATGTTGGGGACCTCGGTCTTGAGCGCGGGGTTCTCGGGGATGATCTCGTCCATGAAGGCGCGGTGCAGGATGCGCACGATCGTCCCGCGCAGATGGACGAGCGTCTGCCGCGAGAGCCCGTGCTCGCGCGCCTTCTCGAGCACTTCGCGGATGTGGCGCGGCCGGATGTCGGTGAGCGCGAGGCTGCCGAACGGGACCTGCGCATCGCCCACGAGGCACGGGTTGACGTGGTTCTTGAGCCACCCCTTCTCGCTCTCGGCCATCGCGACGCCATCGCGCTCGCGACGTAGACGCCACGTGTCGGCGTAGGGCTCGAAGCGAGGGGGCCCGGCGGCGACGGGCTTCGGCCGCTCGAGTCGAGCGAGCACGCGCGCCGGATCGTCCTTCGCCTCCTTGACGATGGCGGCGAGCTTCTTGGCGGCGAGGTCCTTGTCGGCCGTGAGCAGATCGCACCACGGGCGCACGGTCGTCCCATCGGGCTTGCGCACCGTGATCCGCCCCATCCACTCGCCGTTCGGTCCGGGGACCATCGTTCCTGTCGCCGGGCGCGCCATCAAGCAGCTCGCTTCCCACGGACGCGGAACGAGACGGTGTCGAGCACGTCGATCTTCGGCGACGTCGCCTGCTCACGCTCCACGGCAGGAGGTTGCGATCTCTGAGGGTGCGCGTCGAGCCACTCGCGGCAGGCCACGACGTTGAAGCGCGGCATGCCCTTCACGCGCTCGCGAGGCATCCCGGCGCGGCAGTAGCGGTCCACCTGCGACGGCGTGAAGCCGAGGGCCGTGCAGAGGTCCCCCTTCTTCACGAGCGCGCCATGCTCCGCTCTCAGGCGCTGCACGACGATCTCGGCAACACGCGGAGCAAGGGCGGCGGCGATGGCTTCGATGTCGGCGGGGCTCACCTCGGCATGCTGGGCCGGCTCCGCCCCCCGTCAACGCGGCGTCGCGTCCAGCTTCGCCAGCGCCTCGAGCGCCAGCTCCCTCATCATCTGCACCTCCCGCTGTGCTACCGCTAGGTCGAGCAGCGCCTGCGTCGCCCGCTCTGCCTCGTGCGGGTCGACCTCGCGAGCAGCCACGGCCGCCTGGATCTTCGCCATCGCGGCCGGGTAGCCGCTGGCCGATGCGAGGTCGGTGTCTGCCAGCGCGACGAAGCTCGCCGGCGGGGGAGGCGGCGCCGTCAGCGCGAGCACGTCACGGGTCAGCCGCTCGATGTCGGGGTCGAGCCCTGGGTTGCCGGCCCTCGCACGTCGGAGCAGGAGCGCCTCGCGCTGCGTTCGGGCACGTTGGCGAGCGGCGTCGCGTTCGTCGGAGGTCATCGCCGGACGCTACCGCTCGCCGTCGAGCGAGACCAGCGTCAGGCGAGGTAGGACAGGGGGCGCAGGCTGTAGGGCAGGTAAAGAGGGTGTTGCGGCGACCCGTCGGCGTTGACCTTCAGCGCGAAGAGTTCCACGCCGGCGCCGCGCAGCAACGTCGCGACCGCCCTTCCGCGAGCGAGCAGGGTGGCGTGCTGCCCCCAGCCGCAGAGGACGCCGCGCCTCGAGCGACGGGCAGCGCCGAGGATCGCGGCGTCGTTCTCGGGCCCGACCGGATCGACGCCAGCCGCGAGCGAGAGCTTCAGGCCGTCGGGGTCGGTCGAGACGAACGCGTAGGCGTTGACGACGATGAGCCCGCCGGCGCCAAGACGCTTCGCGCGGACGATCTGCCGGGCCACAGTCGGATCCCCGTCTTTCGGATCCGCCCCCGCTTTGCTCGGGTTGAGCAGGCAGACGACGAGCGGGTCCGTCTCGTCGCCCCACCAGCGTTCGAGCGAGTAGCGGTAGCGCCCGCAGGCGGAGAAGCGCGCGCTGCCACGCATCGACGGCGGCGCGAGGAGGGGGGCCTGCTTCGTCGCCAGCGCCTCGCGTCCGCAGAGCTTGCACTTCACCCGGAGCCCTCGCGGCGGCGCGACGTCGTAGCAGCGGCAGCGCACGGGCGGCGTCTGGGCAGGCGCCATGAGGTTGGCGAAGAGGTCGAGCGTCTCACCCATCACGGCCTCGCTCCGGCGAGGAGGCGCGACGCGGGGCAGAGGTAGAGCGTCGGGATGCGGGCGCCGAGGAGGCGGAGGAAGCGGGAGCGCTCGTCGGCGAGGGTGGCGCAGGCGGCAGGCTCGCAGGTCGCGGTCTCTCCGCCGGCGACGGTCGCCTCGAGCGTCTCGGCGAGGATGTCGTTGCAGAGGTCGACGCACTCGTTGCAGATGTTGACGCGCGGTCCCGCGATCATCTTCGCGACCTCGCGCTGCCCCGCCCCGCAGAACGAGCAGGTGATCTGCAGCGGCGCAGAGGGCTTCGGCCTGTCGCACTGGTGCATCGACTTCGCGAGCCCGCCTGCCGCTTCATCAGCACAGGCGGCGCAGGTGGCGGCATGGGGTCTCGTCCTCACGACGCAGCCTCCAGTCGCGCGGCGAGGTCCGCCCAGCCGCAGTCGCAGGTGATGCGACCGTGCTTCGTCCGGCACTGCTTCGTGTGCCCCACGCCGGCGCCGCGGTCACGGTCGCGCAGGTCGGCGATGAGCTTCTGTGTCACGGCAGCGGCAGCCTCCACCGCGCGCATCGGATGCTTCTCGCAGACCCGCGCGTGCTCTCGAAGCGCGTCGGCCCCATGCGTCGGCGTCCCGGGCGGGTACGCCGTGCCGCAGTGGATGCACGTCGTCACGTTCTCTGCCTGCATCCGACGCACCCAGTCGCGCGCCTCGTCTCGGCCGCGGAGCAACACAACGACTCGCTCCTCCAGTGAGAGTCGGATGCCTTGGGCCACTCGTGGGATCTCCGCCATATCGAAAGCGAAGTGCGCGAGGTCGATCTCCGCCTCTCGGCTCGCGCGGCCGGCGGCGAAGAGGACCTCGCCGATGCGGCGCGCCTCTTCTCGAGCGGTGTCGGACAAAGACTCCCACCGCAGCGGCGGCTCAGCCTTGGCGCAGGCCATCATCCCGAGCGCGTCGCGGTCTGGCGGCGCTCCAGTCTCGCGGGACGGCTGAAGCAGCCACACGACCCCGCGCAGCAGGTCGGCCACGATGTCGAGCCTGGACGTCATCCGCGTGGCGTCCGTGAAGATCGCGCCGGTCCGCTTCGCCCACGCATCGAAGAGCGCCGAGATCGCTGGCGGCACCTGGACCACGGAGCACGGGAGCGCGGCCTCGTCGTCGTCGAGATCCTTGCCGCAGGATCCGCACATGAGCGCGCCGCCGGCGTCGCCGATGCCAACCCACTGCGGATGGCTCGGGTGCGGCTCTACCTCGAGCAGGCCGTCCGGCGCAGGCGCCATCGGAAGGTACTCGGCGGAAGCCTCGAACGCCGTACCTGCTGCCGCTACCTCCTCCGGGCTCGGCGGTTGCCGTGGCGGCTCGTTCATCTCGGCCATGATGCGATCGAAGGTCGCAGAAGCAGTCACGACGGCGCTCTGCATCCCCATGATGACGATCCAGGCGTCGATGTACTCCGAGAGCCCGAGCTCGGTCAGCAAGGCGCGGGCACCCGCTTCGTCGAAGACGACCATCGCGGCGGCGTCGTTCTCCTTCGAGTCGAGCCCGTGGTGCGCGATGACGCTCGCCGCGAACCCGCCCCAGTCGAGCGAGTCGTGGGTGACGTCGCAGTCGCCGGGGCAGCGATGCGCGGTGGTCTCGGCGCCGCTCATGACTGGCTCCCAGGGGGAGGCCATCCCGCGGGCGGCTTTCCGCCGGGGGTGAGGAAGGTGTTCACGGCGGGGATCGCCGGGATGCAGTGCCCGTCGGCGCTCGCCAAGGTCACGGTGGACGGCTCGCTCGGGTTGGCGATGGCGGCCCGGATGCGGCACACCGGGCACGCCGTCTCGACCGGCGGCACGTCGAACTCCCGCAGCGCCTCCCGGTAGAAGCGCCCGAAGCTGCCGGCGTAGAGCTCCTCGGCAGGCACCCACGCGACCCGCCCGGTCTCGCCCGGCGCGCGCTGGCCCACGCCGATGATCTCCACAAGGAACGCCGTGCAGGTGCCGTGGGTCGACGGCCCGCTGTGGACCTGCCGGATGATGCGCCCGACGTAGCCCGTCTCCTCGAACAACTCCCGCAGGCAGGCTTCCTCGAGCGACTCACCCGGCTTCACCTTGCCGCCGGGGCAGCCCATGTCGGCGTGGTCGTGCTTCCTGGACACGCCGAGGAAGAGCGGGCCGTGGCGCACGATGGCGTCGACGAGCACGAGGCCGCCCTGGACGATGGCGAAAGCGGAGTCGACGGGCGCAGGCTCGGCAGCAAGCTCCGCGCGCAGCATCGCAGTGAAGCGGGGCCAGACCCGCTCGGCGAAGCGCTTGGCGTCACCGGGGTAGTCGTAGACGGCGAGGCTGGACGTGTCGTCGATCGACGTCTCCCTGTGCCAGAAGGCGAAGCTCTCCGGCGCGTCGAACTCGCTCTCCTCGAGCAGTTCCTGCTCCTTCTCCGCCTGCTCGCCCTCGCATTCGGCGACCGCCGCCTTGACGCGCGCCTCCGTGGCGGCGGCGTCGAATGCGCTCTTGGTCGACAGCTTGCACAGCAGGGAGTTGGGGCTGATGCCGGCGAGGAAGGTGCGGAAGTCGGGGACGCCAATGCTCCTCCAGGCGTACGCGTAGTCGCCGTAGTCGGATACGACACCGAGCCAGCCGTCGGAGCCGATCACGACGTCGGCGAGCCAGCTACCCTTCTCGGTCCTGACCTCGTAGCGGCGCAGGGTGGGCGTGGTCATCGGCCACCTGCGCTTTCGTCCGTTGCCCTGCTCGTCGTGACGCGGATCGCCCCGACGCAGAACTGCTCCTCTTGCATCCCGATCTGCTCCGTCTTGACCATCTTCTTGACGAACTTGCGGGCCTCGGCGAGCAGCGCCAGCGCGTTCGAGTCGTCGTCGGCCACGCGGATGTCGACGCGGATGCACAGGTCGCCTGGAACGCCGTCGACGGCCTTGAGCGGAGCGGCATCGTCAGAGGGCTGCGGTGCCAGCGCCGGGAACATCGCCCGCATCGCCCCTTCGGGCTTCGCGATCAAGGTCGCGAGCAGAGCCTTGAGCCAGTCAACGTCGAGCCCGCTGTGCTCGAGGATGCTCGATCGTTCGTGGCGCATCTCGTGGATCTGGTCCCGCAGCCACGACGCGACGCGGTTTCGCTGCTCCTGATTTAGGCTGGTCCACTGCGGCACCTGCCTGCGCTGGTTCTTCGGCATCTCGACCTCCGCCGATGTCATAGGCCCGCAGGCGGCAGCGCCCACCGTTCCGGCACCAGCGGCTCGCTCTTCTTCATCGGCTGTTGGCCGCTGAACCTGTCCAGCGTGGCGGCGTGGCGGTGGCACAGCATCTCGCCATTGAAGTGGTGCGTCGCCACCTCCTTGTGCAGGTCTGGCGTGTTCCGGTTGAAGGCGCACGGCGGCGTCCACAGCGTCAGGCCCCCGGAGCAGGGCAGGAATGGGAGAGGCTCGGCGTCCACGAGCACCAATGCGTACGACTCGTCCATGTGCCAGCGGAAGTCGATCCCCAGCGGGAACCGGTCGGCGTAGGGGCCCGCGGCGTCAGGCTCGGTCGGGTGCGTGCGCGTGGCGCCCGTCGGCTCGACGTGTGCCACCACGAGGGCGCGCCCGATGATGCCGCCGCGTGGCAGCTCCCGCAGCGGCGGCACCATGGCGGCGACGTCGGCGCCCACGTTGCTCGGCGATCCAGGCGACGGCGCCGGCGTAGTAGGCGCGCGTGCAGCCCTCGGAGGCGTGGAGGAGGAGCGGGCCACGGTGGCGGCAGATGGTCGGCATCAGGCCATCCTTGCGCCGCCTGTTCTCCAGAGCTTTTCTGTGTGGAGGCGGCAGGCTGGTCATGCACCAGAACCACGGCTGCCGGCCAGAGAGGACGCGAACTGGCTGGATCATGCCTCCGTGGTAGGCCCAGCGGCGGCAGCGTCAACCTGTGCCGAGCGCCGCTATCTGGGCCCTGCGCCACCGGACGATGGCCTCGGCTGCCGCGAGCGCCTCCGCCTCGCGCGCTGGCTCCTCGTCGTCGTACGCCGTGTCGGCCAGGTCGATGATCTGGTCGAGCAGCAGGTACGCGTCCGCTGCCTCTACCGTCATTTCGATGCGGTGAGCCACGTCGGGCGGCACGGACTTCGCGATGACATCGATGGCCAGGAACGCGTCGGCGAGCAGGTTGCCGACCGGCTTCGGACCGAGGCGCCACGCTGCCACGGCTCGGAGCGCGCGGAACGCAGCCGGCCCGCCGATGGCCTCGAGCGCGTCGTACGCCCCCTCGAAGTCGCCGCGTTCCCAGGCGAGGCGCAGCCGGTGCGCGAGACCGATAGGCGTCTCTTCCCACGCAGCCTTCATGGCTGCTTCAGCCTTCGCTTTCAGGTCATCCACGGGTCACCTCCCTTGCTTCTCGCCACCGGATGAGCGCCAAGACGGCGCGGTAGCAGGCGGCCTTCACCTCGGGCACCTCGTCCTCGCGGATGCCTCGGAGCATCGTATCGATCCCCATGTCGAGCTCGGCGCGCTTGTCGAGAGCCGAGGCCGCGACGGGGTCGGTGATGCCGATCAAGGGGCGCAGCGCCTCGAGCGCCGCCAGCGCTTCCGCCCGCAGGTCCGCTGCCGGTCGGCTCTCCTGCCAGGCTTCGACGCAGGCAGCGGCGGCGGTACGGCAGAGAGCGGCAACGTCAGGGCGGCCAATGGCGCAGCACAGGCACCGGTCGGCAAGGTAGAGCGCGCGCTCGTCGTTGACCATGACGCACGCGCTGCGCAGGTTGTCGGCGCTCGCGCCTTGGCCCACTCCCGCGGCGACGGCTTCAACCGCCGCCTTCGCTCTCTCCGCGGCGCTCATCCCGTCCTCGTGCGGGCTGCTTCCGCGGTGGCGATGACGAGCTCGTAGACGATGGCCTCCGCGCGGTACGGGTCGACGCCGAGCTTCACCGCGGCCGGCACATACTCGCGCGCGATGGCCCCGACGGCAGCCACGATGTCGCCGGGCAGGATCCCAGCGCTCAAGGCTGCCGATATGGCCTGCTCGAAGCGTGGCGGCGCCGGTACCTCCCGAGTATCGACCTGCTCGGCAAGCTCGAACTCGTCCCAGCAGTAGGCGCCGATCGTCCCCTCGTGCGCCACGAAGTAGACCTCGCCACCGTGCCCGCCCGCGATGCCGTTGATGGTGCCGAGCGTGTCGGGCTTGCGGGCGGTCAGGTGCTGGCTCGCGACCATCATGCCGGTCGTCGTGCCCAGGACCGCGTGCGTCCTGATGCGTGTGCCGGTCGGCAGCGTGTCCCCTGCGAACTTCACGACTTCGCCGCCTTCGCCTTGTCGAGCCGCTCCAACATCGCCCGCGCGCGCTTCGCCTTCAGGGTGCCGGCGCGGTCGAACTCGGCGGCGAGCCTGCTGTTCTGGATCTGCGACATGCGCCCAGTCGACGCCCGCCGCACCTCCGTGGAGGTCGAGCCCACCTTGACGACGACGTACTCTGCGCCGTGTCGCACGAACACTTCTCCGCTGATCTTCATCGCTTCTCCTCTGCGTCCACGGCCTTGACGGTCGCGGCGAACTCCCACGGCTCCGAACTCCACGGCACCGTCTTGCCGAATCGATAGTCCCAGTACGCCCGCCAGCCATCGTGCAGCGTCGGCAGGCTCGACCACGGGATGCCGGTGATCTTCGCGGCGACGTCCACGGTGATGCCGGCGGCGACGATCTCCTCTTCGGTGATGTCCTCCGCCGGCCGGGCGACGATGCTGGTCACCTCGATCACCTTGCGGCAGGCCCAGCGCGGCATCGTGGGCGACGAGCGCCACATCGGACCGTTGACAGGATCGCCGTGCCTGACCGCGTCATCGTGAGAGACGTGCGTGGTGCTCACGCGGGCCATGTCCGAGCGGTACCGAATCCACACGGCCCCAGGGCCATCCGTCTCCACGCGCCACGCCTCCTTCACCCACAGGCGGTCGCCCACGACGCCGAACGGGCTCCAACGTGCCCACGTCTGGCGGTCCGACGTCTGGCCCCCGGGCGGATGCGGAGACCAGAGCATGCGGCGGTCCTTGTCGAAGCCGCACTCGTGCAGCATCGGCTGCGGCTTCATCGGGCAGTGGAACCGCGTCTTCGTCCCAGCGAGGAGGGCCCGCACCTCTTCGCCGCTAGCCACCACGACGCATCGCTCACGCATTGGTCACCTCGATCTGCCCGTTCTTCACGTTGATGCACGCGTCGGCCAGCTCCGTCAGGCGGGGCAGGTGACTCACGAAGAGGACGTGCCGGGCGCACAGGATCTCCCGCGCACGCCGCACCATGGCGATCCACGCCTCCGCGTTCTCGACGTCGAGCGCGGCCCCGGCCTCGTCCAGCACGATGGTAGGATCCTTTGCGCCGCCGTCACGCGCCGACAGGATCGCTACCGCGAGGGTGAGCGCCGTCCCGGTGATGGTGCGCTGCCCCGGGCTGAAGGTCTCGATGCGCCCCTCGCGCCCCTGCTCGCTGTCGACCACGATGATGTCGCAGCCCTCCTTCGCGCCCTTCTTGCCAGCCGGCGCGGTGTCGAAGCGGGCGATCGTCCACCGCGGCCCGTGGCACTCGTGCAACAGGTCGGTGGCGACGCGGGCGATCTCGGGTCCGGCGGCGTCCACCTCGAGTGCCTGCAAGCCGTCCTTCCCCAGCGTGTCGGCCCAGAGCTTCCAGTCGGCCTGGAGCTGCTCCTGCTGGGCCAGCGAGGCGCGCTGCTCCACGACGCGAGCAGCCGTCTCGGTCACGTCGGCGAGGCGCTGCTCTGCCAGCGCGAGCGTGCGGTGCGCCACCCGGGCGAGACCTTCGTGGCCGGCGAGCGCGTCCCCGTCCAGCGCGGGCATGGCAGGAGGCTCCGTCGGCAGGGGAGCGGCGGCAAGATCGGCGGCGAGGCGGTCTACCTCGGCTTGAGCGGTCGCGACCTGCCCGTCCACCTCGACGGCTGTCACCTCCGCGACGGCAAGCCCATCTGCGTCGCAGGCCGCAAGCTCGGCGCCGGAGAGGTCGTGCGCCAGCCGCTCGCGGTCGCTGGTCAGCGTGGCGATCTCCGTCCTGACCCGGGCGGATTCGGCGCCAGCAGCCTGAGCCTCGATGCCGGCCTTGCCTCCTGCGGCGTTGACCTCGCTGGCTCGTCGCTGCGTCTCGGCCTCAGCGGCAGCCAGGTCCGCCGTCAGCCGCTCCACCTCGTCCAGCGCAGCGGCGATGTCGGCCTCGTAGCCGGCGACGCGATCGGCAGCCATCGCGAGGTGCGGAGCCTTCGCGGCGAGCTCGACGGGGGCCCCTGTGCGCAGGGCGCGGTGCTCCGCGAGCAGCCGCTCCGATGTCTCCTGGCACACCCGGGCGGCCTCCTCGTTCTCGGCCATCTCGCGCGAGAGGCGAGCGACCTCGTCCCGCGCCGTCGCGATGACCTTCGCCAGCGCCTCCGCCTCTGCCCGCTTCGCCTGCACCTCGCCGGCGCCAGCCACCGTGCGCTCGAGCGCGGTGAGGGTGGCGCGCTTCGCCAGCCAGCGAGCCTCGGTCTCGCCGACGAGCTTCCGCCCCTCCTCGATGCGACCCGGCAGCGCGATGGCATCGGCCTCCGCGTCGTCGTCGGCCGCGAGGGTAGCCGTGGCGATGGCGACAGGCGCAGCGGCGCCGCTCACGATCTCCTGATGGCCACTGCGGAGCCGCACGATCCGGTCGGCGCCGCGGTCCCCGCGCATGCTCTGGAGGATCTCGAGGCCTTGACGAGCGGCTCGCAGCGTCGCCTGCCCCTCCGACTCGTCATCCCGCGCGGCGTCGATCCCAGCGAGAGCGGCTTCGAGCTCCGGCTCTCTCCTGGCAAGCCACGAGCGCAGGCCGTCCAGCGACGACGCGCCGGCCACGGTCGCGCGCGCACAGGCGAGGTTGTGGCCGATCGTTGTCCGGTCAGCGTTGAGCCTCGAGCGGTGGGCGTGGTTGCGCTCGATCTCCACGTCAATTTCCCGCTCCCGGGCCTCGATCTCGGCCATGCGCGCCACCGCAGCCTGGATGGCATCGGCCTGCTCGAGCAGCTCGGTCTGGTTCTTCGCGACGCGCTGCCGGTTGAATCCGATCTTCCCGGTCAGGTCTTCGAGCATCCGGCGCAGCGGCGTGGCAGCGGCGTCGCCGTCGTGTCTGGCAGCCGTCATCGCCACCAGGCTGGCGCGCACCTTCGCCTGCGCGGCCTCCTCGTCCTTGTCGTGGGCCTCCGCCTGCGCCTCAAGACGCCGGATGCTCGCCGTCAAGGTGTCGAGCTTCCCGCGCAGGTCTGCCTGCCTCGCGACGGCAGCGCGGATCTCGCCGGCCCTGGCGAGCAGCGAAGAGAGCCCGGCTCGTCGACCTTGCAGCGCGGCAAGGCGGTCCTGTGCCACGCCACCTCGCGCCCGCAGGTCAGCGCGCGCAGCCACGGCGCGGTCGTAGACGGCTCGATCCTCGCGGATGGCGTCCGCCCGCACCTGCATTGCCCGCAGCCGCTCCCGGCTCTCCTCGACGTTGCGGTCCGCGGCAGCCGCCTCGGCGCGGGCAGCCTCGAGCGATGTCTGCGCCACCTCCTGCGCCGTAGCGGCCGGTCCACCGAGGCGCCGCTCGAGCTCCGCGATGGTGGCCGCGAGCTTGGCGATCTCCTTGCCGGTCGCGGTGTCCCGCTCCCGCGCGCGCTTCGCCATCTCCTCCAGGTGGTCGCAGTCCTTCAACGCCAGGACGAGATCCTTGCGCTGTGACGCGCTCATGCTGGCGATGCCGCCGGCTTGTTGGGCGCAGAACTGAGAGGCGAAGAAGAGGCCCGCGGGCGGCAACTTCTTCTCGGCCCACCGGTCGTAGTCTGTGACCTTCGTGCTCCGCAGCGCGTCGGCGCCGCTCGGGTCGAGCAGCAGCGTTTCCCCGCCGCCGCTGGCCTTCACGGTCTGCCGGATGGTCCAGACCTCGCCAGCGTCGATCTTCGCCTCGACGTAGGCAGTTGAGGTGTCGTCGCGGACGAGGGCCCCCAGCCCGCCGTGCGTCGGCGTCTCGCGGTACATGGCCCCGGCCCAGAGCTCGAGAGCGAGCGACTTGCCCTCGCCATTGGACCCGGTGATCGCCACGAGGTCCCCGTCGATCGCCGCGAGGTCGAGCGTCACCTCGCTCGCGAAGGTGCCGAACCCGCAGAGCCGCAGCGAGTCGAGCCGCACGTTGCCGCGCCCCCGCAGGCGTAGGCCGGCATCGCCCTCGATCTCCGTGAGCATGCCGTAGAGGCGCTGCGCCCGCTCGTCGGCGACGTCGACGCCTCGGGCTTTCCAGGTGAGCCGCGCCTTCTCGCGCAACGTGGGAGCCGCGGCGACGTCCTCCGCGCGCGCCTTGGAGACGCTGTTGACGCGCGCATCCAGCTTCACGTCGACGGCGCCGACCTCCTCCATCTGCGCCTTGACGGACTCGGCAGCGCGCTTGGCGGCGTCGCGCTGGTCAGGGTCGAACGAGTACCGGAATCGCACCTCGGCGCCGGCAGTCTCGTGCAGCACGTGGTCGCCGAAAAGCTGGCCATCGACGTCACGGAAGCCGGAGGCGCCGTCGCTGGCCCACGTGTACTCGAGCAGCAGCATCTTGGTGGCCGGCGTCTCGATGCGGCTCCAGGCCATCTCCATCCGCCGCTCGCCGTCGACCATCTCCCAGTCGAACGTGGCGTGGACGATGCTCTTCTGCTCCTTCTCGCCGAATGCGGTCCGGTATGAGCTACCGGCGTAGGCGATCGGCGTCCCGCCGAAGACCCACTCCTGCGGCGCGTGGATGTGGCTCAGGATGGCGATGTCCGCCTGTGCCAGCGCGAGGTCCTCGAGCCCGATGCGGAGCTCCGAGCCGATCAGCGGCTGACCGGTGCTGGTCACCGAGCCGTCGACCATCGCGTGCATCAAGAGGATGCGCGGCCCGTGGTGCTGGGCGAGCTGCATGCCGAACGCGCGCAGGACGTTGCGGAGAGCCTCGCGGGCGACGTCGTCGATGGCGCTGCCCGAGACGGGCTGGCCCAGCATGGCGGCGATGCTCGCCCGGTTGGGCCACGCGACCGCGAGGATGGCGGCCGGTCCGACGTGGTGGATGCCGGCCGCCTCCTCGACGAGGATGGGGTGTTGGCTCTGGAGGCGAGCGAGGAGGGTGCAGTCGTGGGGCCTGTCGTGGTTGCCCTTGGCGATGACCACGGGGCAGACGTCGCTCACGTTGGTGAGCCAGTCGGCCACGGCGTGGCGCTCGCGTGGCGACGACGCGCGCTCGTAGAGGTCGCCGCCGCTAAGGACGGCGTTGACGCCGTGGTCGCTGGCCTGCTGGGTGATGAAGTCGTGGATGCGGATGCACTCGTCGAAGCGTCGGTGCTCGTCGAAGTGGTGGTCACCCGTGGCGATGAATGAGAAGTGTGCCATGCCGGCATGCTGGGCCGGCAGGTGGCAACGTCAACGTGGGTGGAACTCGTCGGGGATCTCGGCGATCTGAGCCACGCTCCACTTCCAGAGCGGGGCGAACTCGTCGGCGAACGCCTGCTCCTCCAGCGTCAGCGGCTCGCCGACGATGCCGAAGCACGTGGATCCCAGGATCTTCGCCCGCGACTCCTCGGGCAGGGCCACCATGCGCTTGTCGAAGTCGTCGATGCCGCTGATGAGGGTCTCGACGTCGGGCGGCACAGCCGCTCCGCTGGCCAAAGCGGCGGAGTGCATCTTGACCAGCGATTCCTTGAAGGTGCTCATCTGTCTCCTGTCGGCCGGCCGATCGGGACCGGTGCCGTGTGCGGCCCAGTGGGCCCAGCGAGGTCTCGTATCAGTGGTTCGCGACGGTCCAGCGCACGCCGGCGGCCTCGAGTGCATCGAGCAGGGGCTTCAGGAACGCGCGCGCCTGCTCCTCCGAATCGAGGCGCGGGGTGATGTCCCGCACGCAGCCCGACGTATCCTTGACCACGGCGGACCAGCCGCCGATGTACCTATCGACGCGGAACGTGACCGCTGGGCGCGTCTTGGCCAGCGCCTCGATGGTCTCGAGCTTGGCGGCCTCGAACTTCTCGCGCAGGTCGTGGACGGTGTCGCATAGGGCGTCGACCTCGCCGTTGAGGCGCCTCACGTCGCTCTGCAGCCCGTCGCGCTCGCTGGCGAGGCTGTCAGCCATCGCAGCGGCGGAAAGCAGCGCGTCCTTCAGGCTGCTCACGACGACGCCGGCCCGCGCAGGTAGATGACGAGGTGCTCGAGCGAGTCGGCGAGACGCTGGCAGTGCGCGGCCTCCCGCGCCTCCGTCTCCGTCTTGATCACGACCTCGGCGTCCCGCTGCTCCGCGTTCTTGCCCGTGGCCGAGAGCATCGCTGTCGCCTTGGCGACACGGTAGTTGATGCCGGCGCAGTCTGCCTCGCGCCTCGCCGCATCCAGGCTCGTGATGGAGGTGACCAGCGCTTCCCACCGATCGCCCTTTGCGAGGTTGTCGTGGGCGTCCTTGAAGACGCTGCGCAGGCTCGGCGCCGCGGAGCCACGCGCGCCCCGGTCTTCGTCATCGACGGGCACGGTGTGCCGGTGGACGAACGACGCCGGCGGCTTGCGGAGCACCACCTCCACCACGACGCTCTCCTGCGTCGGAATCCCCAGCGCCTCGCAGTGGATGCGGGCCTGGTCCCCGGTCAGCGTCAGCGTCGTGGTCATCGGCTCCGTCGCCCCATTCGTCTCGCTCATGATCCGTTCCATTCCTCGAAAAGCGGCAGTTGCCGCGAGTCCACTGCCACCTTCGTAAGCTCTGCGGCGGCGCGACGGTCGGCCTCGACCTGTGCGATCTCCGCCTCCATCCGCGCCTTCCGGATGCGCTCCAGCCCCGCCTCCCGATCGTTGGCGGCCTCGGTCACCTTGATGTCCACGTTGCCTCCAGCGTAGGAGCAACCCACCGCCGACCGGCCAGGGGGTGCCAATTCGGGCTACCGGTCGGCGGCGAGACGGGTGCCGCAGCGCACCCAGTGGGGCTATAGGTCGCAAGCCTCGCAGGTGAGCTTTCGCTCCCTGGTAGCCCCGGCCCGTCGGGGAGGCGTCGTGCCATTTCGGCAGCCTCTTCTGTGGGCCATGGTGACCGGGTACGGCGCCGGTCTCGCCCTGCTCCTCGTGAGCTATCTGTCGCTGCTTCGTCGCCTCTCGCGTGCCTGCGAGCCCGGCTTTACCGGGGCGGCCATCGGTCACCTCGTGCTGTTACTCGTCCACCCGGTCGAGTTCGGCGCCGCTCGCGTCGAACAGCGCCGCCTCTGCTGTCACGGTGTCCGCTGCCGACAGCGGGATGGGCCACGGCTGCGCACCGTGCCACGCGGCCGTGACCTCGACTGAGACGCCTTCGATCACGCGCCCCTCGATTACGAGGTCGCTGTCTCCTGCGACGATGCGCGCGCTGGTCAGGGTGACGTTCACCCCAACTCCACGCGGGCGCGCTCGTTCGCCTCGGCGAGTTCGGCTCGCTTGTTCGCGACGTGCGCGCGGATCACGGACTCCGCCAGCGCCGGGCTCACGTCGAGCAGGCGGTGCGCGTTCTCGCCGCTTGGGATGCCGAGTTGCAACTGACGCGCCCGGCCGAAGGCGTCGCGCAATGTCGGCGCATGCTTGTCCACGCCCGACTTCTCGCGCTCGCGGGTCATGTCTTCCAGCAGCTTCTCGCCGGTCTCGATCTCGCGGTAGGCGTTCCAGATGGCGGCGGCCGTCTCTCGGGTGATCATCTGCGATCCATTCCTCGTGGCACGAGGCCTCGACGTGCGTTGTGGCCAGGACGGCCACACCGTCATGCTGGGCCAGCGGATCGGAGCGTCAAGCGACGGAGCGGCCATCCACCTCGATCACGCGGCCGTAGATGCGGGCCCGCGTCGTCCAGCCGTTGACGTACCCGCGGTTGTTGCCGATCTGGTAGCGCTTCCCGTCCGTCGCGAGGACGAGGTGCAGGTAGTCGGCGCGGGCGACGTGGCACAGCACGATGTCGCCGACGTGCGGCTCGCCGTCGACCAACGGCCGCACGGTGACGAGCGCGCCGCTCTCGATCTTTGGGCGCATCGAGTTACCGCGCGGACGGAACGAGACGCTTTCGCCTGCGATGAGCGTGGCGATGTAGTGGGTGGCCCATGACATGGTCGGCATGCTGGGCCCGCGCCGCGCGCCGTCAACGCGCTCGCCACCCTCGGACGAACGCTGCCTGCTCGACCGTCTCGGGGCACCGCGCGCCACGTACCGCCGCGAGCGTCCGGAGCGCATCCAGCGGCGCCATCCCGATCTCCACGAGGTAGCAGCCGACCACCGTCCCGGTCCGGCCCAGCCCGCCGAGGCAGTGAACAACCACGCGCCGGCCAGCGTCGACCCTCTCGTGCAGCTCGTCGAGAACGCCGCGAGCCACCTGCGGCGTCGGCACCGACAGGTCACGGATCGGGAACGCGAGGTGCTCGAGTCGCGCCGCCCGCGCTGCCGCCACGACGCGCAGGGGCGGGATGCCGACGTGCGCCATCTCGGCTGTCTCCATCAGGCAGACCAGCGTGTCGACGCGGTGATGCTGGCGCAGCCTGGCGAGGTCTGGCGCGAGCTCGCGTCGCCACGGCGGACCTGTGCCAGACCCGCAGCGCTTGCCGGGGGCGAACGTCAGCCCGAGGCGGCCCGGTGCCGTGAGGTAGTCGGGGAGCCAGTCGACGTGGATGGGGTGCGTCTGCGACGTCCGCAGCATCAGCCGTAGAGCTTCGCCATCACCGAGTCGAAGGCCGCGCGACGTCGCCGCTGCGTCTCGAACGTGTCGGCGGTGCCGGCAAGCGGTGGGCCACCGTGGCGCTCCCGGTCGAGCCACGAGTCGGTGAACCCGAGGCCGAGGAGATCCTCGCGCGACATTGGGAGCGGGCCGGCTGGCACAACGGGGGCGCCGGCGTCGTCGACGTAGTAGCCGGCGTTCTTCCACGGGTAGACGCGGGAGCGCGGATCCTTCGGGTCGAGGAAGTAGACGCCGGCCTGGTCCTTCGGCGGGAGCAGCGTCTCGACGTCAGCCAGGCGGATCGGTGCGCCGTTGGCCTGGAAGCCACCTTCCGGCCACGCGGGGTCGATCTCGACATGCTGGATGAGCTTCACGGCTTCTTCCTCGCTTTCGTCTTAGCCCCGGCCGGTGCCTCTGTCACGCCGTCCACAATCTCCTCGGCTTCGATGACGAGGACGCGCTCCGTCCCGGCGGCCCTGGAGAGCCCCGTGACGCGGAAGCGGGCGTTGCGCTTCATGAGCACCTCGCACTCGCCGCTCCCGACCGATGAGATGGTCTCGACGGGGATGCCGGTCTTCTGGTTCAGCACGAAGAGGATCTTGTGGCTCGAGCTACTCGAGTCGTTCCGCCCACCCATGAAGCTGTCGACCGACACGTCGATGCACCATGACGTGCTCGATGTCGCGTCGGCATTGTTCCTGCCGAGCGCGAACGACTCGCCACGCATGTAGGCGTCGATCACTGCTCTCGGCAGGCTCTGAATGCCGCGGAAGACGGTCCCGGGTTCCGGCGTCGCCACCTCGTATGCCTTGTGAATCGCTTTCGAGTGGGAGTTCGGCTGCCCACGCTCCTCCGAGTCTCGGATGTCGCCGTAGTCGCTCCCGGTGAAGGCACGAATCCCACGCAGCGAGTCCTGCGAGATCCCGGCAACAGCCTTCTGGGCGCGAGCCGTGTACTCCGAGCGCTTCTCGCCAGAAAGCATCTTGGCCGATGGGTTGTGCCGGTCGGTCTTCTTGTAGTGGTCGGCGATGACGTCGCTCTCAGGCAGCTCCTCGAGCCGCAGCCCGACCTTCGGCAGGACGGTGCTGTACTGCCTCGCGATGTACCGCGCCTCGCCGGGCTTCGGGGCGGGCTTCGGCGGGGCGGTGAACTCCTTGAGCTTCTGCTCGAGCAGCGCCGACCTGGCGTCGAGCATGTCGACGATGCGCTGCGCGTCCTTCGCCGGCGTGCCCGGGATCTTGGCCTTGACGTACGCCGCCCAGCCGCCCGCGTCGTCACGCAGCGCGATGGCCTTCTGGATGCCAGCCACGACCCCGTCGCGCATGTCGTCGGGACCGCTGATGCCCGCCGCGAGCGCGACCTTCTGGTAGTACGGGTTCTTCGACGAGAAGAAGACGTCCCACTCCGAGATCGAGTTGAGGAGGCTCTCAGGCTTCCTCCCCTCCTTGGCGCGCATGAGGAACGTGCCGCCGTTGTCGATGCGGACGACGCGCCCGTCGGGCAGCACCATCGCGTTGTCGAGCCCGGTGCCGACCGCGTCCCAGTTCGCCGTCAGGACGTCGCCGACGAAGCCGTCGAGCACATTCTTGGCGCGGTCGCCGGTGAGCCCGGCGTCGGCCAGCGTCTTGCCGCCCTTGAAGAGGACGCTCGCGTACGCGGTCTTGCCGTTGTGCTCGAAGAGGACGCTCTCGGGCGCCCCGTAGCCGAGCTCGTTGTAGAGCGCGTTGGCCAGGTGCTCGCAGTGAGCCTGCGCCGGGTCGTCGTAGAACTTGACGTACCGCTCGACGCCGTCCGTACCGGTGTAGAAGCCGCCGTCGTTGCTGCCCTTGGCGCCGCCCGTCTTCGTCCCGAGGATGACGTCGGCCGTGGGCGCAGGAGCCTGCAGTGGAGGCGGAGGGGCGACCGGCGCCGGCAGTGGCACAGCGACGGGCTTCGGCTTCTTGACCGGCGGCTTCTTGTCGAGGTCGATGACCTTCGCCTGGATGGTCGCGTCGCCCTTCAAATGGGCTGCGACGATGAAGTTGCCTCCGGTGACATTCGCGTGGAACTTGCCGCCGGCCTTCACGAGGACGATCGCCGGGTCCTTGACGTGGAGGGCGTGCTCGACATCAGCCGCCATGGCGTCGTTGCTGGCCAGCACGATGTCGGCGATCGAGACTGCCTTCGGCTTGAGCTTCGCCGCGGTCTTGAACTTCTCCGATGCCGCTGGGCCGAAGTACGGGCTGAGCTCGTCATCTGGCGTAAACGGCAGACCATGTGCCACCGCGGGGTGGACGCCGACGTACTCAGTGACCGGCAAGGCCTTGAGCTTCTCGAGCGCGTCGGCGATCGCCTGCTCGGCTTCGGTCATCTCCGGCAGCGTCTCGGTGTCGACGATGCGTGTGCCAGGCTGGCGCACCTGCTGCGCGAGATCGGCCGGCAGGTTTGTGAAGACCATCGGGAGCTGCGTCGGAGCGGAGGGCGCGAGCGGAACCTGCGGGGCCACCGGCGGCAGGCTGGGCCGCACCTGACCGGGCACCTGGACGGTGCTGTGGGACTCGGACCCAACGGTCCAGACACAGCGACAAAATGGATGAAACGGCGTGATGCACCCGGCCGTCTCGAGGCCCTTCTGGTCCAGCGCCCCGCTGTACTTGCCGCGATCGTCGAGCTTCCCCACTCCGCTCTCGTCGACGCGCGCGAGTTGCACTCGCTGCCCGCCCTGCTTCACGTAGAGGTAGACGCCGTCGTCATCGCGCCCCACTGCAGCGAACGGCTGCACCTCTCGAACGTCTTCCGGGTTGTCGGAGGCGGCCACGCGCTCGAATCCGCTCAGGATGGAGCGTGTCGAGAACGTTTTGCCGTCCATGAAACGGCAGGCGTTGCACGTGGCCTCGTCCAGTACGGCCGAGACTTCGCTCGTCGTGATCCCCGCTTCCTCGAAGCTCGTGGCGGTCGCGTACGCCCGTGACCGCGCCGCGAAGACGCTCGCCACCATGCGGAAGTACGCCTCGCTCCGGTCCGCGCTCGTCCCGGCGAGCACGCCCTTCAGCGTCTTGCCGATCTGGTACCGGTCGAGCCCCTTCTCGAGCCCGTCGGCCACGATCTGCCGGGCGAGCTCGGAGTAGACGTCGACGCGCTTGCCGTACTCGTTGCGGATGTAGAAGGCCTGCGAGGTCGCGGCGTGGCTCACCACGGCAGCGTCCACCGCGTCGAAGCTCGGGTTGATGGCGAGCCCGTACTTGTCGCGCGTGGCAGCCTTCGTGCTCTCGACGATGGTCTTGCCCTTCGCCTTCAGCACCTCGCCGACCTTGGGCCCGACGATACGTGGCACACCTGCGAGGGCGCCCATGGCGCGCGCGATCGCGTTGTCCCGCTGCGCCTCGGTCAGCGTGGCCCAGTTGACGTCGAGCCCCTGGATGGCACGCAGCATCGCGGCCTCCTCGGTGGGCGCGATCCCCTGCAGCATCGCGAGCGAGAGGCTGTGGAGCAGGGCGGCGAAGCCCTCTTGCGTGATCGGGTTCGGCTCGACGCGCTTGGCGATCGGGAGCGGGCGGCCGAAGAGCAGGCGCGCGATGTCCGATGTGGCATCAGCGGCTTGAGCGGCGAGGACCCACGTCACCCGGTCACGCTACTCGGCGGGCGGCGGGTGTGCCACGGATGCCACGGGCGTCACCACTCGAACTTGTCGCCGGCGCGGTGCTTCCCGCCGTGGCCCTGGCGCTTCCTGCAGCGGCTCAGCATCGAGCGTCCGTGCCTCTCGACGCAGTACCCGGCCACCTGCCGCTTCGGCGGCTTCTGCTCGCGGAGGACGCGCTGTGCCAGCCGGCGGCTATCGTCGGCCGTGAGGCGGTGCTCCTCGGAGCCGTAGGAGACGACGATGCAGCCGCCGACGACGTCGAGGTCTGGCGCAGACGGATCGACGGTCATGCGCGGGATGTCGACGCTGTCGAAGATGTCGGTCACGTCAGCACCCAGGCGCCGCGCTTCGGGTTGGTGACGAGGCCGGCGATCTTCAGCGTGTAGAGAAGCTGCTGCGCTGCCGGCTCGGCGATGCCGACCTCGAGCGCGAGGTCCTTCGCCGATGTGCCATCCCGCTTCCCGATGAAGGCCAGCGCCGCCTCGGTCTTGGGGCCTGGGGCGCGCAGGGCGATCTGCGTGCCGGCGAGCGTGAAGGCAATCTCGAGAGCCTGCCTGCGCTCGGCGGGCGACAGCGGCTCGAGCGCCTTCGAGATGGCGATGCCCGCGGCCTTGGCTTTCTTCGTCGGCGTCATGGTCCCTCGCGCGGCACGAGCCGCATGTTCTCGCTGAATGCCACGGGCCAGCACACCCGGTTCTCCGCCTCCCATTGCTCGCCGGCCACGCGCACGACGGTGCGGCGGAACAGGGCGGGGCGGTCCTCGTAGAAGGGCGAGAAGCTCGTTGTCGCCTCCTCCCACGTCATCGATCCCGGCTTGAACTCCACGACGTCACCGACGCGCAAGGTCGTCGCCGGCCAGTCGCCCGGGGCACGAGGCACCCAGTGCGAGCCGTAGCCCATGCCCCAGACGGCCACCTCGAGCTCGGCGGCGGGGAACATCGGAGGCAGGCAGTCGGGCCACTCGCGAGCCGCACGGGCGTACCTGCGGGAGTCGAAGGTGACGACGGCGCCGCTCGACTCGATGAGGGCGCGGAGGTCCGCGACGGCGTCGTAGCTGGCGGTCACGGCGCCTCCGAGGCGAGTTGCGCGCGGCTCAGGCTCCGCGCCCAGATCCAGGCGCGAGCCTCCCCGTGGTCAGCGACGAAGGTGACCGCCTCCTCGCGAGAGATGCCGCCAGCCACCAACGCCTCGACGGGAGACGCGGCCTTCTCCGCCGCGAGCTGCGCCCGGATGAGCCGCGCCAGCCTGGGGAGCACGCGGTCACGGAAGGCGCGCGCCTGCGCCGGGTAGTCCGTGCAGGGCGGCGGAATGCGACTTAGCTTGCTCGCGAACGCGTAGAAACTGCCAGCGTCCTCGACCTCGTCGCGCCACGGCGCGTCACCTTCGTCGGCATCCGGGTGCTCCTCCCGATACCGACTGGCGCACCACTCGTGCGCGGCATCGAGATTGAACTCCTCCCGCGAGACCTTGCTGAGGAAGGCGGTGTTCTTCTCCCGGGCTTCGTACTCGGCGAGGTTGGCGAACCATGCACGGAAGTCTGTGCCTGGCGAGCCAGCAGCTTCCCACCGGTAGGCGTAGACGCCGTAGTCGCTGTGCGCGAGGAAGCGCCCGTCGCCTTCGAGGTAGATGACGGCCCACTCGGCGCCGTCGACGTGCGGCAGCCTGTAGCGGTAGGAGCGCACGCGCGGCCCGTTGCGGCCAGGCGCCACCACGGCGACGTCGCCATCGAACGCCACCGCCTCGCCGTCCTCGGTGACCACGGGCCTCATCGCGCGGCTCCCCTCTTCGCCTGCCGACTCGGTGTCCGTGCCGCCAGGAAAAGCGCCGTCGCCCTGCTACAGAGTTCGTCGTCGTCGGGCTCGGCCGGTCTATCGATGTACGTCGCCATGTGCTCGAGCCCCATGGCCAAGCCCCAAAGGCAGTTCACGCATGCGCGCGGCAGACCCTGGATGGAGGGCTCCGCGCACGTAACCAGCGTCAACCAGAGCATCGGCCGCAGCCGGCCAAGGTGTCGATGCGTACCCCATTTACTGGTCTCCCTTCCACGTCACTCGGTCAGTGACGACGACGCGCGCGCCGACCCGTTCAGCCTGCTCGAGCAGGAAGGCCAGCGCGGCGTCGCGTGGGGCGGAGAGCAGCACCGAGGCGCCGCGCCTGCTGCTCTCCGGGGACGGCGGGCACGGCTGCGTCGGCGCGCTCATGCTGCGCTGCGCTTGCCAGCCGTCGCCATGTTGTCGATCGTGGCGACGAGCGGCGCGTAGTATTGGATGCGCTGCCCCTTCGGCACGGCCACGAGGTAGCGGTTGCTCGCCGCCGTGTCCGTGCATTTGATGTACGACTGCGGCACGTCGACGCGCTTGAGCTCGGCGAGCGTGACCTTGACGCTCTGCTGCGAGGCGAGAACAGCGATGACCACGCCGCTCTTCTCGACCCACGAACCCGACGCCTGCGACGTCCACGTGAGCGGGTCACCGACCCTCTTCGCGGGGGGCCGCTTCACGCCGCCGCCTTGCCCTTCGCCGCCGGCTTCTTCGCGGTGACCGTGACCTTGCCTTGCTTCGACGTCGCGCTGACCTTCGAGCCGAACGCCTTCTTGACGCCCTTGGCCACCGCCTTCGCGATGCCCTGCCCCGACGTGGCCTTCTTCGCGGCGAACTTGCCCTTCTTGAGGGTCAGGCCGAGATTCGAGAGGCCCTTCTTGACGCCCCTGGAGACGGACTTCGCCTGCTTCCGCTCCGCCGCCTGCTTGTCGACCACGGCGACGCTGGGCGCGTAGTAGGCCGGCTGCTTCAGCTTGACCCCGTTGATGGTCGTGACCTTGACGAGGTACCGGTCCCGCCCCGCAACGACGGCACACGTCCGGTTCCGGCTCTTCATCGCACGAAGGTCGATCCCGTGATTGACGGCCACGACTTCGACGTTCAGCCGCGCGAGGACGACCTCGACCACCTTGCCGCGCTTGGTGGCACTCGAGCCACCCGCCTGCGACGCCCACTCGACCCAACTGCCTGCGTTGTGCTTTGCCATGCCGGCCATGCTGGGCCAGCGGATCGCAGCGTCAAGCCGCCGTCATCTCGTTTTCGACGATGCGAATATCTTTCTTGCAGGCGAGGCAGCGAATCGTGCCAGCCAGCGACAGCGTCTCCGGCTGTGCCACGTGGACGAGCTTGCCGGACGCGTCCGGCGCCTCGCGCGTGGTCCACTTCGCCGACTCGGTGAACGTCGCCTCGCCGGTCATGTAGAGCGCGCGGAAGCCGCAGCCGGGGCAGGCGAGCGTGTAGCCGTGGAGGGGACCGCGCGGCATCATCCGCTTCACCATGCCGGGGAGCAGGGTGCGCGGGCAGCGCTGGGGCGGGGCGTGGATGAGCTTCAAGCGGCGACGCCAGCGGCAGTGAGGACGGCCTTCTTTGCCATCTCCTTGCTGGGAGCGTCCTCGCCGCGCTTGTAGATGGGCTTGCCGTCGATGGATGCCTTCCACCTTGGGTCCGACCACCAAACGCGCAGCACGCGCCCATCCGGCAACGTCGCCTTCGTGTCGCGAAGCTTGCCCGTCCACTCGATGATCTGCTCGTCCATGAAAGCTCTCCGCTCTGCGCCTGCGCGGCGCGTCTACCGCACGTAGGCGCCGGTCACCGTGTCGAGGATCGGCACGGCATCGACGGCCTGGAAGTGAGCCGAGGCGATGCGCCGCTGGATCGCGTACGCCTCCTCGAGACTGCTCGTGGTCTGTCGCGCTCCCGCCACTCTGTACCGCCCGGCGTTGCTCGTCTTGCTCACACCCGGAGGATGCCGGATGTTGCATGTAGAGTCAACATGCAAACGTGCGACGCGTGGCACACGTCGATCGTGAGCCAGCGCCCGCGAGCGTCAAGCGGCGGCCTGGACGTCGACCCACTTCGCGAGGAGGTCTGCCGGCACCTGCATCACCTCGGGGTCACCGCCGTTCGCCGCGAGGAGCAGGCTCTTCACCTGCGCGTCGCCGAAGGCCTTCGTCTGGTCGGCCGCGAGCTTGTCACGTACGGCCACGAGGCGCTGCATCAGGGTGACGCCGGGATCCTGCGTAGCAGCCCCCGTCGCCATCTGCTCGAGCGGGATGCCGGCCAGCGTGAGCGCGAGCGGCTGCTTCGTCCACGCGGCGTCGATCTGCGGCAGTTCCTTGTTCAGGACCGAGCTTGCGATCTGCCGCGCCTCCTCGGGCGTGATCGTGCCGTTCTTGGCCAGCACGTCGATGATGGTGGTCATCACCTCGCTGTCGGTCGCGGTCGGGCTGTTGCTCTCGAGCCGGATGTACCGGATGCCGAGGTCGGTGACGATCGTCCGGTTGAAGAGCTCATCGAAGCCGGCGCGCGCGGGGGCGAACACCTGCTCCTCGTCCTTCTTCATCGCGGCCTTGGCGGTGGCGAAGTTGTAGCTGCCGTCGGTGCGCCCGCGCGAGATGGGGCTGAGCCGCCACTGCTGCGCGATGACGTTTTCGCACTTGTCGCTGTAGAGCAGGTGCGTGCCGTCCTGCGGCTGTGCCATCGGGACCGCCTGGATGCGGATGCGCCCGGCCGCCGCCGGGTCCGCGCCTCCGTTCGGCGGCATGGCCTCCAGGATGAGAGGCACGTGGTAGTTCTGCCGCCCCTTCAGGCGCGCCTGGATGTGAGCGGCGATCTGCTGCTCGGCGCCCGTCGTGAGCTTGCCGCCCGAGACGAGGAACATGTACGGGGGCACGCCCTTGTTGTCGAAGATGTCGTAGTTCACCTCCGACGCTGCGCGCAGGCCGAGGACCTCGATCGTCGCGCCGATCCAACGCGGGATGCCGTAGCTCGACCGGCTCGACTCCTCGCTCAGGTGGATGATCTCCGTCGCAGCCTTGAACGAGCGCGGGAGCTTGGCGCCCACCGGGTAGGAGACCCCGGTGTTCTTGTCCATCGGCCGCGGGTCGCCGAACTCGCGGAAGAAGGCCTGGTAGCCGAGCACGCGCTGGACGAAGGGGCGGAAGCGCTCCTGCCGCTCGACCTCGGCGTACCGCACGGCGCCAGCCTCCTTCACGCGCCACACGACGGGCACGAAGCTCTGGTCACGCGCGCGGAGGCGCATCGTCGTGGCGGGCACGTAGACGAGCTGCGTGATCTTCCCGGTCGCGGCGTTGCGCAGGACCTCGATGTAGGCGTTGCCGGTGATCTCGAAGTCGGTCCAGACGCGCTTGCGGAGCTTGGCGAAGCCTTCCTTCGAGCACGCCGCGAGGAAGAACTTCATGCGAAGCTCCTCGATCTGGATGCCGCGCTCGATCTGCTGGCGGCGCTCTGCGATCTCCTCGGGCGTCGGCTCAGGCGGGTCGTCGTCGCCGTCCTGGAGGCGCTCTGCGAGGATGCTGGCCGCGAGCATCTTGTTCGCGTCGCTGCTCTTCAGGTCGATGGTCGGCACCCAGCGGTGACCGAAGCCGTTGACGTTCGTGACCATCGCGTCGACGCAGGGCCGCAGCGCCGAGCTCTTCTCGAAGAGGCGGATCAGAAGCTCAGGCGGGTACGGGCACGGGAGCGCGTCGGCGTTCCGGAAGGCCTCGTCCTCCTGCTGAAGCTGCTGGCTGAACTCGGCGCCGGCGCCTTCGGATAGCGCCTTCGTGATGACGCTGAGCAGCATCGACGGCGTGTCGGTGTCGGTGTCGGTGTCGGTGTCGGCCGCGTCGCTCATCAGTCGTCCGCGCGCATGTTCTTGCCCGCGAACTTCGCGGTCAGGCCGGTCTGCGTGACCCCGGTGAGGTCGACCTGTATCTGGTTCACCGTCTTGCCCGTCCACGTGATGAGCGCGGGCGAGGTCGTGGTGGTGCCGAGGCTGTTCCAGGCGCCGGAGCCGATGCGGCCCTTCACGGTCACGGTCCCGGCCGAGAGCGTGCCAGCGATCTCCACGGTGCAGTCGGTGAAGTCGCGGATGCCGAACGCGTCACCGGCGGCGCCCGCGTTGAGGGCCAAGTCGTAGGTCTCGGTTCGCATGTCAGCTCCTCGCCACGGCGATGTGTGCCGTGAACCCGCTGGGGACGCGGTGGTTGAGCTTCACGCGAGCGGGCGGGACGGCTGCGAAGCCGGCGACGGCAGCCTTCACGGCGGCCAGCGCGGATGCGCTCGTCTCGTGGGCCGTGCCGATGTCGACCGACAGCGTCTTGAGCAGCTCGGGCTTCTCGCCGGGCCGCTTCTGCTTCCACACCTGCGCGCTCGTATGTGCCACGCGGCGACGGTACCGCACGTGGCACATGCGCCGCCACGGATGCCCCTACGCGCTGGTGAAGACGAAGAGGGTCTGGACGTTGCGGCGGCGCCGTCGGGTCGCGGCAGCCTTGCGGGCGCGCTCGGAGCCGTTCAGCTTGAGCCGGCAGGAGCGGCAGTAGGCGTGGAAGCAGTCGGGGCGGGCAGGGACGGGGACGACGTCGAGCGGCTCACCGCGGAGGCAGCCCGCGGTGGCACAGAGGCCACCCTGGCAGCGGATGGCCGCGATGCGGATCGTGTCCCAGGGGCGGGTCACGTCAGGCGGCGGGGGCGAGGTCGGGCGGCGTCGGGTCCACCTCGATGAGGGCGACGACGCGTCCGGTCGGCGTGAGGCGGCCGAGAACCATCGCGTTGAGCCAGTCGCGGCGCTTCTCCGTCGTGATGGCGGCAGCGTCGATAATGGCGAGGTCCACGCGCATCCCGACGATGCCCTGCCCCGGCTTGATGGTGTAGAGCGCGGTGTCGGGAAGGCGCTGCTCGAACGGATCGGCCGGCGCGAGGTCGCTGACAACGTGAACCGCGGTCCGCGGCTTGTACTGGTCGATGAGTCCTTGAACGCTCGATCGCGTCTTGCCCCGCTCGACCCGGTAGTAGGTGAGGCGCTGGGCCTCGACGTCGCACCACGGCCCGCCGAACGCGCTGAGGTTCTCGATCTCGGGCGGCGTCGGGTAGAACGGGATGGTCTTGATGTGCCTGCCCGGTATGGCCTCGAACACGACCGCATCGATCCTGCCCGCGGCGAGATCGCGAAGCTGCTCGAGCTCGTCTTCGCTCAGGCGGCCCCCATCGACCTGGATGACGTACGGCGGCATGACGCCCGGGATCCCGTCGACGATGCTGAAGAACGGATGGAGCGGCTGTGCGCCGCTGGTGTCTCTGCTGATCTCGGTGTCCATGTGGGCCTTTCGTGGTCAGGAAGCGGGGAGCGGCGGCAGGAAGACGTCGATGCCAGCCCCGTGCCGGACGTTCGGGATGACGTGCTCGCGGAACCACGTGAGATCATGATCAGACGTGAGTGCCGTGGCGTCGAACATGAGCAGGTCGATGGACCTGTTCTCGAACTTCTGCCCAGGGACGAGAACGCTGGCCCTCTGGTTGCTGAATGCGTAAGCCTGAGGCTCAGCGATGAGGACGGCATAGCCAGGCATGCGGTGGATCCTCGAGAGATCCTCCGCCTTCGCGTAAACGTTGGTGGGTCGGCAGTACGAGAGCCTGCCGACGCCTCCGGGCGGCGGAGCATCGCGGTCCGTCCACTCCGACCCCAGGAAGCGGAAGCGCTCGAGCTCCGGCGGCAGCGACGGCGCCTGCTTCTCCGCGGGAGGCGCGCTGGGGACGTCGGCAGCGGCGAGGCTGACCGTGATCTTGCAGTCCGGCGCGACGGTGATCGGCGACATGGTGATGCGGGTGCCGGCCAGCGGACCTTCCTGGAAGGTGAAGCTCCGAGGCTCCCGCGGCCCCGCTCCACCGTCGGCCGCGCTGGTATCCTCCGCGTCCTCCACCTCGCCCTCCGCGTCCAGGATGCCGCTCGCTGCGTCGGCGACCGCCTCGAGCCCCTCGCGCCCGAGGAACATGACCGACGACGCCCCCTCGTGTGCCGCCGTGGGCCTGACGTGGAGGCGCACGCCGGGCGGCAGCGCGTCGATCGCGGCGATGACGTGTCTCGACACCTCTGCGGGGACGACGCCCGCGCTGACAGCCACCACGTGCGACGTCGACTTCTGTGCCTTGCTCATTCGGTCCTGTTCTCCTGTTCCACTGTGCCACGATCCGCGTGACCCGGGCGGGGCTGCCCCGCGGTGACCTTGCGCTTCCGGAAGCGCACCACCTTGACGCCGAGGAAGGCCTTGCGGAGGCGCGTCGCCAGCCTGACGGCGTCGGCCCAGTGCGTCCTCTGCGCCGCCTCCGGGCGCTTGCCCACGGTGAGGCGCACGCCGCCGGCGATGTCCTGCTCGCCCATGACGTAGACGAGGTCGACCTTCACGGCGAAGACGGCGCCCGCGGCCTCCCGCTCTTCACGACGGGTCACTTGACGGCCGACGCGGCGAACTGCGCCGTCTGGACGGCGTCGCGCTCAATAATGTCGCCCGCCTCGATGACCGTCGTTACGGTGCGTGTGATGTCACTTCGCGCCATCAGCCGGCGAAGGTCCGCGTGCGCGAGCACCCACTCGTCGCCGCGCGACTCCCACAGGGGGCGGAAGGCGTCGATGTAGTTGGTGGAGTCGCGGCATCCGTCCACGCTTTTGCAGACCGCGTAGTGCAGCGACCCCCAGTCACCGTCGGGCCCCCAGTCGTAGAAGCGGTGCTCCGTCGGGGTGACGCCGTCCGTGAGTCGATCGCGAAGCCGCTCTGGCTCACACGCCTTGCCGCCCGAGACCTCCCAGCGCACGACGACGGTCTGCCCCGCGAGGCGCCGCCCAAGCTCGACCTGCCGCTTCCCGTAGCGTTCCTCGTGGTCCGGCGACGTGCTGTTCTGCCGGTACTCCCAGCGCTCCTTCTTGCTCACCGAGTAGAAGCGCTTGCCGGCGAAGTAGACGCCGTCGGGGAGGTTGACCGAGAGCGCCACCACATCGATGGGAGGTGGCGTCGGCGGGTCCTGACACGTGGCCGCGGTCTGCGGCTCTGCTGCGATGCTCAAGCTGTACCTCTCTGTCCTCGCCAGGCGAGCCCGGCGGCGATGTCGATCTGGTCTGCCAGCGGGTCCCCGACGGCGTGCGCGTGGCAGGCGACCGCGTTGATGGCGTCGAAGGCCAGCGTGTCGGCGTCGTCGGGCGTGCAGGCGCGGCACCTGCCGTTGTGGAGGAGTTGCACCTCGGCGCCGCACGCCCGGCAGGTCTTCACGGCTGCTCCAGGTCGGGGAGCGTGTCGCGGGGCGGCTCGGACGGGAGCTTGGCCAGCCGGTCACCCTCCTCGCCGACCGGGTAGGCGAACGGCATCAGGGCCTCGACGATGCGCCGCGCGGATGCCGTGGTGATGCTCTGCCAGACGTAGAGCCCGCATTCGTGGTCCGGCTCGAACACCAGCGCGACACCGGCTACGCTGTGCTCGATGCGGATGTCGCAATGGTCCGGCTGCGGCTCGAACGAGAAGAGGACCGTGGCATTGCAGTCGTCGGTCAGCACGGCGGCACCTGCGCCATGACCACGGCGTCCTCGACGTCGCCCACGGACGGCTCGTCGTCGTCAGGACCGTGGACAGCCATCTCCGCCTTCATCTGCGCCGGGTGCCTCGTGGTCTCCGGCCAGATGACCGCCGCCCCGTCAGCGCGCGCCCCCTCGCCAGGCCCGTAGCCGGCCGCCTCGTTCCAGGCCGCGACGATGCGCCGCGCGTTCTCGAGCGGGTCACGCGTCACGCCGACGTGGGCTGTGGCGCCGTCGACCGTGAAGCGCCTCTCAGGAGCCTCGCCGCACTGGTCCCAGTCGTAGTCCGCCAGCGACACGAAGCGGCTGATCCCGATACCGATCGCCGCCACGATCGGCGCTTCCAGGAAGATGTTGCCACCGTACTTGCCGTCTCGGACCTTCAAGAGGCCCACAGGGTGGGCCTTGCGGGGACCTTCGAGCATGGCCAGGCCAATCTCGACCGGACCCACCTTCACGTCGAGCAGCACATGGAGGCCGTCCTGCACCTTTCTCGGCCACGGGTAGGCAGGGATGAGCCGGACGTTGCCGGGCGCCGGGTCGTTCGGGTTGAACGCGGGGCGACCCGCCCACGACGGCTCGTACACCTCCGCGCCTCGCTCCCGCAGCGCCTCGCGGAAGGCCGAGAGGGGCATGCCAGCGTGAGCCACGACGGCGCCGCTCGTGTTGAAGAGCCAGCCGCCGCGCGAGGCGTTGATCTGGACCGGCGACAGCCGCATGTCCAGCGGGCGAGCCATCATGTCGGGCGTGAGCAGGCCGTTGGGCGAGATGGCCACGCGGAGCACCTGGCTGGGCCACGCCGGGTTGCCCGCATCGCCCTCGTACGCCTCGTCCCACCCACGTGCGGCGAGCGTCGTGGCATCGCACGGCACGAACGAGAACCACGCCCACGGCAGGCGCACGAAGCACAGCACCGGGTCGTGTCGGCTCACCCGATCGCCCAGTGCGTCACCAGCCCCGCGATGATCGCCGTCGCCACCATGAGCAACGCCGTCACCCTGTTCCTGTCCCGCCGCTGCCTCTCCGCCACCGCTCTGTCGATCCATGTCATTCGAGCCTCCTCTCGGCATCATGGGCCAGCGATCGTCAACGTCACGTCGATTCGAGCCGCCCGTCGGCGATGCGCCACTCGAACCGCGGTCCAGCGGCTTGATAGGTACAGAGCGCATCCTGCGGCCCCGTCCTCGTCCAGCGGCGCCCGGCCCTGTCCTCCCCGTCGAGGTACCAGAGGCCGTCGGGCGTCATCACCGCGAGCGAGTCGCCGTCAGCCCCGCGCGCCGGGATGTAGTGGCCGACAGACACGATGGCGCCGACCGGGGGCGCGCTGACCAGCACCTCCTCGCCGGTGTCGGAGCGAGCGCCCAGCCGCTCGAGCATGACGGCGTGCATGTCGTCGGGCTTGAACTCGTAGACGTCGGTGACGCACGGCTCGTTCTGGCAGTGCTTCGGCCACAGCGGGTCGTCGAGCTCCACGCCAGCGTCGCTGAGGCTCAGGATGCGCCCGTGGACGTCGAGCGGCCGATCGATGACGTCGATGATGACGTTCGCCTCGTGCCGGTGCTTCGGCCCGCAGGCCCAGCCGTCGTGGAGGCCCTGGTAGATGCGCAGGATCTTCTGCGCGCGCGGCAGCGGCGTGACCCGGAAGGTGCGGACGCGGGTCACGCTGCCGCCATGAAGCGCGACCGCGACGAGCCCCGCTCATTCAGCAGGACAACCGGGGCAGCTTCCACCCCCGGATGGATGTGATCTGCTTCGCACCACTCGTCCTGCAAAGCCGCATAGACCAGTGCGTATTGATGCTGCTTCGGCAGCAGTCGCATCGCTTCAAGAACGAAGATCGCCCTCGTCTCGCGCGGCACTATTTGTCGCCTCGTCCGCACCCGCTTCTCTTCCGCCGTCTCGTCCTTCATCTCGGTCCCTTCTGCGCCTCTCGCGGCGCGCTCTCACCCAGGCACAGCTTGGCCAGTGCCAGCGTCACGTTGCTGTTCCACCCGTGTGCCGTCTCCAGGTAGCGCAAGCTCTCGGTCCACCGTGTGCGGTCTCGTTCAGGCATGGTCCCTTTTGCGGGGGTCGAGCGGGATGCGGCGTGGCCGAAGACGCCTCCGCAGCGCTTCGGCCGCCAGCCGCTGGGAGCCGCGCGCCGGCTCTCGGTCAGCGTCGGCGTGCAGCTCGAGCATGGCCGCCTCCGCGAGCAGGATGCCGTCCACGGACCCAGCCGGGTCGATGCGGTCCAGCGCGCGGCGGAGGAGGCGTGCCATGGCGCGGAAGTAGCTTCCCTCGATCAGGTCGAGAGCGATGCTGGTCAGGGTCATGGCCCAATGGTGGGCCACGCCGGTGTCACGTCAACCTGTGGGGGCTACGGTCTCGCGATCGGTGCCGTCGTCCTCGGTCGTCTTGTGGACGATGGCCACCAATGCATCGGTGTCGGCGTCCTGTGCCGCCTGCGCGATCGCCCACGGCGCGTCGCCTGGACCGACGAACGTCCGCCCATCCCAGTGCGACTCGTCGGCGTACTGGGCCACGGCCGTCTCGAGGTCGTCGACGTAGTCTGCCTCCTCGGCCTCGTGGTTCGGCTCGGCGTCGTCGACATACGTGTCGGCGCTGGCCTGCACGACCGAGACGACGGTGGCGTCGTCGTCCTGCGCGGCCTCGGCGATCGCCCACGGGTTGGCGCAGGTGACGAAGCGCCGGCCATCCCAGCGGTCCTCGTCAGCGTAGAAGGCGAGCGCGGCGCTGAGGACCCTGTTGCGATCGTAGGCCTCGGCGAGGCGGTCCTTCGTGGCGAAGAGGCGGTGCTGAATGTCACGCACCATCGCGGCATCGGCGGGCTCGGTCTGTCTGAGCCACTTGACGACGAGCCCGATGGTGAGGAGGAGGAAGGAGACGGCGACGATGATGTGGGTAGGGTCCATGGCCGCCATGCTGGGCCAGGATCGGCCAGCGTCAACCGGTCGACAGGTCAGCTTGCTCGTGTGCGGGCAGTTCGCGCGGCGCCTCCTCCTCCGGCACGGGCACGCCCAGCGCCCTCAGGCCAGCGTGGCGCACGGTGCGGGTGAGCCACGCGTCGGCCTCTGCCTTCGCGGCGGTCACGGTCTTCTCGGCCGCCTCCTGGAGCTGCTCGATCGCGAAGGGCATGTTGGAGCGCATCTCCTGCACGAAGCCCCAGACCGAGCAGCGGATCTTCTCGCGCGACTCCCGGGTCAGTGTCTTCGCCTCGAGCGCGGTTTCGACCTCGGCCGCGAAGGTCCCGAGCTTCTTGCCGAGCGCGGCCATCTGCTCCTTGATGCCGAGGCGGATCTCCTCGACCTCTGTGGTGTGCTCGGCGGGCGGGTCTTCGATGGTCCTGCTGCCGACCGATCGGAGCGTGCAGGGGACGCCATCGCCAGCGTTCGCGGTCATGAGGAACTCGGAGAACTGGGCGGCGCTTAGCTCGATCTCGATGAGCGGCTGGCCGTGCCCGTGGTACCAGTCGTGCGAGAGGCTGTGCTTCCGCCTGGCGGGCCGGATGCGCAGGCGGACGGTGCCGTAGTGCTCGCTGAGCGGGGAGCCGAAGAGGCGCCCGGCGCCGCTGACACGGGAGAGCCCGACGACGGCGTAGGACTCATGCTCGAAGAGCTTCTCGTCGTCGCTCACGG